TCTTTTAAAAAAAATTTTACTTGTTTTTTTTTGTTATTTTCTTGGCTCTTCAAATAAATTAAATATATGGAAAATGAAATCAACATGGTTGGTGTTGTTAAATACCAATCATAATATCTATAAGGAGTTATATTCTCAATTGCGTGAAATGACTTTACAAGCCATACATAAAATGTTCCTTCAATTAATTGCACAACGAATTCCAATATCAACAATTGTCTTAAAACGAGATAAGTGTCTGGGATGTGTAACGTCAATACATACAAGTCTATTATAGCTGTTATAATTTGAATAATGAGAGAGGCATTCGCACTATGTCTTATTATGTGGTGATGATGTTTTTGCATTTATAGTGTTTCTTAGCTGGCTTATAATAATGGGTGATTATTTTTTTGAAATTGTTTCTTCGGAAAATGCATAAAATAGGTTTAAAAGATGTCGGACAATTTAATAAGAGAATACCATTTAAAGACATTAAATAAAAATTGATTTTAAACAATCTAAATATTATTATGTTAATATAAGAAGATGAACCGCGGCGCAAAATCAGCCAATTTAAATCCTTCTAAAATTATTGGCATACAGTTTAGTATACTTTCGCCAGATGAAATCCGAAAGGGCTCCGTCGCCGAAATTACTACTAGAGATACGTATGTCAACAATAAGCCAATTATTGGTGGGCTATTTGATCCAAGAATGGGTGTTCTTGAACCCGGTCTTATCTGCCCAACAGATGGTTTAGATTACATGCAGACGCCTGGTTATTTTGGCCACATTGAATTGTCGCGACCCGTGTTTTACATCCAGTATCTCAGCACTATCTTGAAGGTTCTTCGTTGCTGTTGCTTTAAGTGCAGTAAGCTTATGATCAGCAAGGAAAAGTACAAGCAAGCGTTGAAGCTGAGCGGCGATGCTAGATGGAAGTACGTGTTTTCGCTCGCCAGCAAAATCAAGCGTTGTGGAGAAGACACTGAAGATGGTTGCGGCTGTTTGCAGCCAAACAAAATCAGAAAGGAAGGGCTTGCTACTATTTACGCAGAGTGGAAGAACGAGGCCGCGACCGGAACCGCAGATCAGTCGCAAAATATTGTGATTAAGTTGTCACCTGAGATGGTTCTCAAGATTTTCAAGCGCATTTCGGATGAGGATGTTTCGTTTATGGGGTTTAGCCCGGTCTGGTCTCGGCCCGACTGGATGGTGTGCCAAGTGATGGCTGTTCCGCCCCCAGCGGTTCGCCCATCGGTTAAGCACGACGCTCAACAACGCAGTGAAGATGATCTCAGCCACATTCTGGTGAACATTATCAAGACGAACAAAACCTTGCAGGAGAAGATTCAGAACAATGCGCCGGCCAACGTGATTGATGACTGGGCGACCGTTTTGCAGTATTATGTTGCGACGCAGGTTGACAATAAGATTCCCGGTGTTGCGTCTGTTGCTCAGCGTTCTGGTAGACCTCTCAAGTCTATTAAGGACAGGTTGAATGGAAAGGGTGGTCGGATGAGAGGGAACCTCATGGCTAAGCGCGTTGACTTTAGTGCGCGTTCGGTTATTACAGCGGACCCGAACATTTCCATCAGAGAACTTGGCATTCCCATGAAGATTGCCAAGAATATTACGAAACCCGTTACGGTGAATGATGTGAATCGCGCATTCTTGACCAAGCTAGTGCAAAACGGCCCAGAAGTGTGGCCCGGCGCGAAGATTTTGGAAAAGAAGAACGGGGATTCAATCACACTCAGATACGTGGATAAGAAGTCTATTGTTTTGGAGAATGGTGACATTGTTCATCGTCACATGATGGATGGCGACCCTATCCTCTTTAACAGACAACCTACTCTTCACAGAATGAGTATGATGTGTCATATCGCAAAGGTGATGCGAATTGGTGACACTTTTAGAATGAATGTTGCGGCAACAAAACCGTACAATGCTGATCGACAATAATCTCTAGTCAGGGTCGGCAACAGGGGGCGTTAAAAGCGTGCAACCCCCTAGTAAATAAATCAAAATATATTTGAGGCAAAATAACTTATAAATAAAATCTAAATATAAAATATGAGTGATACAAAACCTGAAAACGTCGCACAAAAGACTTGCTCTAAATGCGAAGAATGTAAAACTGTTGACAACTTTTATAAACGTGGAGCAATTTGCTGCGAATGCCACAATTCTTCAAGACGACAAAAATACAAAAATAATGAAGAACATAGAAGAAAATTAATTAAAATGGCTAGTGAATTCAAACGCGAAAAGGTGCTTGAAAGACAAAAGTTAAAATCGGAAGAACAAAATAAAATTGGCTTGGAAAACAAACAGTGTAAATATTGCAGTGAAATTAAGCATAAAGATAGGTTTCGTCACAATCGCATGAAATGCAAAGATTGTGAAAGAGATGAACCTATTGAAAAGTTTAAGCGCTACATAAGAACTAGAATTTACACTTGTTTAAGGCACAAAAATAAAACTAAACACTCAATAGAGTATTTAGGATGTTCTTCCGATGAATATTTTAAATGGATTTTCAGTTATAATTGTAACAACTGTCTTTTGGAAAATCATGGTAAAGAATGGCACATTGACCATGTAATACCTATATCCAAATTTGATTTAGACAATCAAGAAGAACAGTTAATTGCATTTAATTGGAGAAACACAATGCCATTGTCGTCTAAAGAAAACTTGTCAAAAAACAGTAAAATAATTAAAACTCAGGTTGAGCAACACTTAAAAAAATTAAAAGAATATCACATAGAAAATAATCTTGATTTGCCTCAAGTATTTGTTGATTTATTTGCGAAACACCTTGTTGACGGGAAACCCCTAAAGCAATCACTACCACTCCAATCTGGAAACATTTTGGAGGAACTCGGTTAATGGCCGAACCCAATGGTAAAAAAGTGATTGATGCGCTCTTATTTAAAAGGGCAAAATGGGCAATCCGCAGTGGAGTATCTAAGGTCGCTTGGTAGACTATGATACCCTCTCAGAGACTGCTGAGGTGTTGGTGGACAATGAAGGACTAGCCATCCTGAGTCTGCTTAAGGTACAGTCCTTCCCCTTTGGAAACATTGGGGGTGCGCCATTTACACTGTGAAAAACATTCTCAAAAGAATGTAAATATCTTCACAGCATATATGGTGCGAAAGTTTGATGGAGATGAAATGAATTTACACATGCCGCAGGATGCAGAATCAGATGCGGAATTAAAAAATCTGGCAGCGGTGCCATACCAGATAATTAGCCCAGCAAATAACTCGTCTATTATTGGAATTTTCCAAGACTCTATGCTTGGGTGCTATCGTTTCACCAGAGAAAATATTCGCTTCACCCCTCGCGAAGCGATGAATTTACTCATGATGTTCCAACGAGTGAACGTGCAAAATTTACTAGAAAAGGCGGAGTCAGGAAATGGAATGATCACCAACTTTGATGTTTTGTCGCAGATCCTCCCGCCAATTTCATTGAAATACAAGACAAAGTTATTCAATGATTCCGAGAAGCCGGGCGAATCCAACAATGTTTTGGAGATTGTCAATGGCAAGTATGTTCGCGGTCAAATGGAGAAGAGCGTTCTTGGCGCTGGAACTAAGGGCCTCATCCACCGCGTTTGCAATGATTACGGAAACATGGCTTCCGCGAACTTCGTGGATGACTTGCAGAACATTATTACTGAATACTTGAAGACCAGTTCTTTCAGTGTCGGAATTAGTGATCTGCTTTCCGATGAGAAAACTAACAAGGAAATTATTGCAGTCATTGACAAGAAGAAGAATGACGTGAAGAATCTTATTGACCAGACGCAAATCGGCGTCTTTGAGAACAACACAGGAAAGACGAATGAAGAGGAGTTTGAGACTCAGGTGAACAATATTCTCAATCAAGCCACTTCCGAATCCGGCAAGATCGGCCTTAAGAGTTTGGACAAGGACAACCGCTTTGTTACCATGGTTAATGCCGGATCAAAGGGCAGCGATTTGAACATTTCCTTTATGATTTCTTGCTTGGGTCAACAGAACGTTGACGGAAAGCGCATCCCTTACGGATTTGACCACAGAACGCTTCCCCACTTCACCAAGTTTGACGACACTCCTGGAGCTCGCGGATTTGTGGAAAGCTCTTATATTAACGGCTTGTCGCCTCAGGAGCTCTTCTTCCACGCAATGGGTGGTCGCGTTGGTCTTATTGACACTGCCGTTAAGACTTCCACCACGGGTTATATCCAGCGACGACTGATTAAGGGTTTGGAAGATTTGATGGTGTCTTATGACATGACTGTGAGAACGAATAAGGGCAAGGTCGTTGAATTCTCTTACGGAGACGACGGTATTGACCCAGTTAAAGTGGAGAATCAACCTATTCCATTGGTTTCCATGAGCATTCAAGAGATTTACTCTCATTACAATATTCCCGATGAAGCCGGAAAGATGAAGATGCTTTCTCAGTTCTTCGTGAAGAACACGATGACTAGATTCAAGAAGGAGGTCAAAGAGACTCAAGAAAAGTGCAAGAAATACACTGACATGATGATTGAAAATCGCAACAATATTGTGAAACACGTTTTCAAGAATAAGGGAGACAGTGTAGTGAACTGCCCAGTCGCATTTGCGTATATTATTAACAATATAATCGGTCAGCAAAATATTAACGGCAATTCAATTGTTGACCTCACTCCTTTGGAAGCCTTTAAAATGATTGAAGACAATTACGACAACTTGGAAAAGATTCGCTGCGCTCCTCCCACGGAACTATTCAAGACGTTGTATTACTTCAATTTGTCGCCGAAAGATTTGCTTATTGTAAAGCGTTTTAACCGCGCGTCTCTTACTCTTCTCTTGGAGACGATCACGCTCATGTATAAGCGCGCAATTGTTGCACCCGGTGAAATGGTTGGAATGATTGCCGCACAGAGCATTGGAGAGCCTACTACTCAGATGTCTTTGAGGAGTTGTGAGAGCATTAGATGCATTAAAATTAATAAGAACACTGGTGCGAAAAAAATGGTCTCAATGGAAATCGGCAAATTATGCGACAATTTGATTGAGAAATTGCCACAATTTACATTTAACACTGGACACGAAAATAGCGTGGAAACATTGCTAGACGCGCTTGACGAGGAATATTACATTGTTGGAGTTGATTCAACCGAAAAAACCCATTGGAATAAAATTTCACACGTTAGTCGTCATCCCGTGAATGGCGAATTGATGAGAGTAACAACTAAGAGTGGAAGAGTTGTTGAAACCACCACAAGTCATTCTCATTTAATTCGCGATCAAGCCACGCAAACGGTTGCTCCAATCACTGGTTCAGATATGAAGGTGGGTATGCGTATTCCAGTTGCAAAACACATTGATTCAACATTCACACAGAAGGTTATAACCTTTGGTGGGAAAGAATACGAATTGAATTATTTGTTTGGATGGTTTATTGGAGCATATTTGGCGGAAGGAAACTTGAATAAAAAGACCGGAACGCAAAATGTCTCCGGTTCTATAAATATCACAAATATTTCATCAAAATTTATTGAAAATACTAAGAATTTTGCCGCCATTTTCGGGAAAGAATGTAGAGTAGTTGAAAGAGAATGCGAATATGGACCAAGTGTGAACACTTCGTTCTCATATAAACCGCTCGCGGATTTCCTTCTTGAAACGTGCGACAACGGTTCGTTCGCAAAACATGTTCCAGATTTTGCATTTCTTGCACCGAATGAATTTAAAGCTGGAATTATCCAAGCATATTTTGACGGAGACGGAAATTTCCAGTGCGATGAAGGTCATCATCAAATTAGAGTGTGCAGTCGTTCAAAACAACTCATCAAAGATATGGCGCTATTGTTGAATTATTTTGACATATTTGGTTCTGTCAAAGAAAACTTTACTCGCGGTTCCAATATCTACAATTTAACCATTTCCGCAAAATATAGCAAACTATATCAATCGCAAATTAATTCTATTGTTCACTCGGATAAGTTGCAAAATCTTGTAGTTTATATTGAGAGAGAAAACGCGCGCGATTTATCCGACGAAATTGATAAAATAAATGGGCTTGGAGAAATAATTGCGAAGTGTGGAAAAATTCTAAAATTGCCGGGCCAAAGTCGCAATTATGGAAGGTGGGCAAAGAAAAACAATATCGGTCGCCGTACTCTTCAAAAGTATATTCAAATATTCAAGCATCACGAAAATGCTTCTTTAATTAAAGATGAAATTGCCACATTGAATCAAGCAGCCAACTCGTCTGTCATCTGGGATGAAATTAAAAAGATTGAAATTTGGACTCCAGAACAAACAGAATATGTCTATGATTTTACTGTTCCCGAAAATCAAACCTTTATGACTGATTATGGTGTCATAGTTCACAACACGCTCAACACGTTCCATTTTGCTGGCGTGGCTTCAAAATCCAACGTCACTCGTGGTGTGCCAAGAATTGAGGAAATTCTGTCTTTGTCTGCTGAACCCAAAAACCCGTCGCTCACGGTGTTCTTGAAGCCAGACGACGAGAAGGATCGTGAAAAGGCCCAGAGCATCATGTATATGTTGGAGCACACGAAGCTGCAAGAAATTGTCGGGTCTGTTGAGATTTGTTTTGATCCCGATGATTTGAACACTCTTATCGCAGACGACGAATCCGCAATGCAACAGTACCGCGCATTTGAAACAATGGTGGACGAATGCATTGATGCGACTGTCAGCGAAGACACGAATGAGAAGTCTAAGTGGATTATTAGAATGGAGATGAACCCTGAGGTGATGTTGGAAAAGAATATTACCATGGATGATGTGAACTTTGTTCTTAAGAATAGTTACGGAGACGACATCTCGTGCGTGTATTCCGATTATAATTCAGACAAGCTTATCTTCCGCATTCGCATGAATAATATTTTGAAGCAGGGTGCTGGAAAAGGACTCGCGAAAAAGGCGAAGGTTAACCCGCTTGACCAGTCTGACCAAATCTATTTGCTCAAGAACTTCCAAGAACAACTTTTGCAAAACATTGTAATTCGCGGAATTAAAAAGATTAACAAGGTCATTCTCCGAAAAATCAAGGACAATGTGGTTGAAACCATGGGCGCTTACAAGAAGCAAGACATTTGGGTTCTAGATACGGTCGGAACAAATATGTTGGATGTTTTGGCGCTTGATTACATTGACTCCAGACGAACTTTTAGTAACAATATTATTGAGGTCTATGAGGTTTTTGGCATTGAGGCTGCCAGACAGACAATTTATAATGAGTTGGCGGAGGTGATTGAGTTTGATGGCACTTACATCAACTACCATCACATGTGCATGTTGTGCGACAGAATGACGTTTACCAATAAGTTGATTTCTATTTTCAGACACGGTATCAACAATGATAATATTGGCCCCATTGCAAAGGCGTCGTTTGAGGAGACACCGGAAATGTTCTTGAAGGCGGCCAGACATGCGGAGCTAGACACGATGCGCGGAGTTTCAGCGAATGTAATGTGTGGTCAGGAAGGTTTGTATGGAACAAACTCGTTCCAAGTGGTGTTGGATATGGAGGAAATGCGCAAGTTGGAGGATGTTGTTGCTTATGAGAAGCAAGACGATGAGGCCGCCATAGAGAAGATGATGGGTGGTCTTGAGGATCCAGATGACGCGTGCAGTAGCAATAAGTTGACGATCCAGAATAACGTGTCAACGATTAAAACCGCCGATTTGGGCGATGACAATGATTACAATCCTGGGTTCTAAAATCAACACCATTTTCATTGCAAAATTTAATTATAGCACAAATAAATTTATATTAACTTTTGCTATAATAAAAAGTTTTAAGGAGGGGTCCCTTGGTTCCCTACAATGTTATAATGAAAACTATAATATAAATATTTATTCCAAATTAATAATTAACCGAATGAATTCATTTCAAGCCATTATTCAGAAATATTATGGCCAGGATAAAATTTTTATTTTAAATGAGTCAAACAAGTTTGAATATTTGCAATACGTGTATACAAACAAATACAACATGCAATCCACTGTGGCATTTCATATATATTTTTATATTATGCAACCATTTTCAGACAATCCAGAGGATTACGCTTTTAATAGAGTTAGTAAATTTACAGAGTTGAATAAGTTTTTGACTAATATTTTTGTAACCGATGATATGAAAGATGAATTGTTAAATGAGTTTTCAAAATTGCAAAAAACGTATTATGGGTTTTCTCAGCTTGCACATATATATAAGTTTAAAAAGGCCAAAGTTCAGGTTTCAAGCGATTTATGTATGAACGAGTTGAATCCGAAAAAATCCAATGTTTTCACGTTATTACAGAATAATTTCAAGTACTATTTCTCCGCGCAAGATTTAATTAATATTTTTAAACGAAATTTATGCAACTGTTTGGATTTTGTTCCCGAGCCTCTTGTTTCAAAAAATCCATACAATAATTTGGCGTTTAGTGACGCGGATTTGTATAATATTTATTTTTTTCTTAGGTGGAGTGGTTATGTAGTGCCCGAGTTATTTCACGGTTATTTTATGTCAGGTTTTAACATGACAAATTTCAAGTATGATTATGAATTTGGAATTGTAAACTTGAACATCAAAAATTATATTTATAACTCTCATCACGATGTATTATATCCAATTTTTGAAGAAATGTGGGCTAGTTACAGACATATTACGAAAAAAATAGTAATTGACGAGTTATTCCCAAAGGATAAGTTAATGAATATTATGAAACCTTATTTGCATTTGTATTATACTAGTTTATATGCAACAAATGGCACATATAAGCAATGTAATGCGGATTACGTTCTTAGAAGGAAGCTTATGAGATTTAGAAATTTTAATCCACAATTCGGTAGAAGATATGTTCGTTTAAAGAGAAACATTTTTGGAAAAAGAATTGTAACTGATGAATTTGAATTAAAACATATTAATTTTTATAAGAGAATGTTTAATGAGAGGGAGTTTAATTATAATAGCGTTGACCCTGGAGAAATAGTCAGAACATTTATTTCTTTAACCGAAAATTTAAGAAGGAATGCGCCGCAAATTCAAACTTCTTACAGTAATTTTTCTCTTGCCGGAGATTGGAGAGAAAACGTTAGCCCTCCCAATTACTACGAAAATGAAAATGATACTGAGAACGAGAACGACAGTGAAACTAATGATGACGAAAGCGATGCCCCCAATTTTGTAAATGACATTCCCATATTTCAGGAAGAGGTCTACGAAGATGATGATGATGAAGAAGAAAAAGAAACCGAATCTGTGTCATAAATAACAGACTATGACTATGACTATTTGCGCAATTTATTTAAGGAATATACTGTAACCCCAAATAAAAACATCAAAAATAATCTTGGGTCATCACCTCCACCGCCTCCGCCTCCTACGCTTTTATGATTCACGCTAGAGCTGTAGTTACAGTTATAGTTATAATTCTTGCCAAAAAAGTTACTTCTTAAAGTACGAAACATGTTATGAACTTTCTCATAACATATTTTTAAACCTTTTTCATTTCAAAAAGGAACAAACTTGATCGTTTTATACATAAACCAATAAAATATGTCGCTCAACCAATCTATCCAAGACAATTGTAGAACAATGTTTTCATCGCCGAGGTTTTCAGTATTTTCTTGGGGTTCCATATTTCTATATTAAATGTGTTATACTTTTATTTTGTTATTTTGTTATTTTGTTATTTTATTATTTTGTTATTTTGTTATTTTGTTATTTGGGCGATTTCTTTTGGGTTTTTGCCTTTTTTGTTATAGCTTGTTTTTTTGTCTTTCTTTCTATTTTTATTTTTGGAGAGGGTTTGGGTTCTTCTTCATCGTCATCTTCTTGTATGGCAAGTTGAATACGTTTTTTGGGGACTTTTTCTTTTTTGTCGCTTTCTCCGTCTGGATTCTTTTTAAAGTTCTGAAACATTTTCTCCAACGTAAAATTGCGTTCAATTGAACTGATTATTTCGCGTTTTGATTCTTCCGTGCGAAAAACATCCAAAGGCTGTTGAATGGCATCCTTGGCAGAAATTATAATGCTGTATTTTGGTATATTTTCGGCTCGCAACGCAGGAGCATATATGAAAACAAAGTTATTTTCTGGAGATCCATATAAAACCAGGTTATTTTTCTCACGATTTGTTAGGATAATAGGCTTTGAAGAAACAATAACAGAAGGAATCTTATGCCTTTGCATCATGACCCATATATCCAAGTTGGTAATAAAATAATCGTCCGAATAAATGAAATGAGGAAACGAAAGTGTGTTCTTTTTAACACGCATTCCTTGAGTCTTTTTTCCTTCTAACATTAAAATATCTATTATCTGAGCGCCGTAAGTTGCATAATATTTACTGTATTCTTCAATAAGTTCGGTTTTTATGTCGTTTGTTTTTAAATGTGTCTGAGTTAACGTTCTTATAATATCAGAAATCAAAAGGAACCCACAATTTTCCTTATCATAATGTTGTTCTTTAAACCCTGTGGGAAAACTATCTTTCCATATTTTTGACGATATATTTGTCTTTGTTGGTGAACATCTGTCGTTGGGTTCTTTATAAATCTCGGCGCGCTTTTTCTCGTGGCTTATTTCTTTGTTATTATTGTCGTAAACCTGAGAGATTTTGGGTTCAGCATTGTCGTAAGAATTGTACTTTGCGAATTTGTTTATTTCTTCTGGAACCAATCCTTCAAAATAATCTTTGGTTAACAAAGACTGTATGACTATTATCTCGTTCTCCCCGAGGTTATACCCAATGGCTCCAAATGATAAATATGTTTGTGGTTGAAAAATGAAGGTTCTTATTCTGCTATATCGTATTAATTCGTCTGCCATCTTTCCGAAATAAATGGTTTCGTTGTCGTTTTTATTGTTCAACAGATTTTTCTTAGGGATTATTAATTGACACGCGTCTCCGCCAACAGAAATGGTGCAAACTGGTCGCTTCTTTTCGCATTTGTCTTTTGGTAAAGTCACGCACGTGGAAACAGATTCTATTAATTTATAATCATAATTGTTTGTAAAAGCAATGGCGTTTGCTTTATTCACCAAATCTTTTAAAAGAGAGATAACTGTATTTAATTTTTTGGAATATAGCATGTAAGGTTCTTTCAGTTCTTTTTCAATCGTCTCTCGCTTTTTAATATTCTCATAATCGTTTAATAAAATCCTTACAGTGTTTCTAAAACTATTGTAAAAGTTTGTTTCCAATTTTATTTTTTTAATGTAATCCGTTCTCTCAGTGTCTATTGTTCTCGTCGTCAATGTATAAGTGTCGCTGGATTCCATTGGAACTGCGTTTTTATTTACAACGTAATTATTGTCGTTCATAATTTGAATGTCGTCATAGGTATCCGAAACTAATTTTGGCTCGGATATTTGAATAAACTGATTTGTTGCGGTTAATATTCCAACAACGTGTTCATCTTCAACGACTTTAAATTCTGGTTTTGAAGGTATCTCTCCGTTTGTATCTTGCTGAACCATTGTTAAGAATTTTATGGTTTTTTCATAAGTCGTGTAAATTGTGTCGTCGTTCATAAAGACAAATTCGCTGTAAGTGGGGTCCATTGCGGATGGATAACATGGAACGTAACCCGTTATTCCTTTTTTGCTCGCTAGAACGCCTATGACTTTGCTCTGATAATTTAATATTTGTTTTTCTATTTCGTAGTCATTTGCGTTTAACAGGTTTATTACTTTTGACAATAATGCGGGTTGCTTGAATTTATAAATAGTTGGCATGCTTGGCAAAGGAGAACACGTGTCGCGCAAAATTGGTTTTATTATAGTGTTAACAACCTTCTTGAAAAAATCCTTCATGCTCGGGGACAACTTGTCGCCATGTTCGCTGAAAAATCTCTCTACTTTCACAGATTTTGCTCTAGTTTCATAAGCGTATATGGGCTCGTACAAATTGTCGTTTTTAATAATGAACAACACTTCTTTTGAAGGATTATAGACCTCGTTTGAATAATGATTTGTGGGGCAGATTAACTCAATGTTATTTGTAATATCGTTGTTTACAATTTCCATAATTATTAGGTTGATTCCCTTTGGAAATAATGCCGAGTTTGGTTTGCAAATTATATCCCATAAATATGTGTAATCAATAACTTCTTTGTCGTCGGATAAATAGGCGATAAAATTTTCAAATGACGCTGCCACTTTTCTGAAATATTCGTCTTCTGTTGGGTTTACATTTTGGGGTGCATTTTTATATATTTTTTTATAAAGTTTGGAATCGGAATACTTTTTAACGTCAACCTTTTTGAGAACATCATCATTTTTCGTTTCAAAACTTATAACGTTGTTGCCGTTTTGATAGGTTATGTAATCGTCAATATTTAACGCGCCGATAATTTTTTGTTTCATTTGAGAGATACTTGGTATTTTTTCGGATTCTCCGTAATATTTGGCGTCTGCAATACACGCAATAAAAGATTGTTTCTCACTGAATTCAATGCCATGTCTTAAAAGGCAAGCGTGATTGGGTTTAAGATTTGTATTTGTCTTGCTTACCTGACACGTTGAGCTAGCTTCTTGGAAAAAATTTTGAATGCTAAATGGTAAATAACCCCAACGACCCGAGTCTAAGGGGAATTTTTCTGGGCCTTTTACGTAGCTGTCTTTTTCCAAAACGGTTTCCCGTTCATCGGCGGATGGATCGTTGCCTTTTTCTGGTTCTTTTGTTGGTTCTTTTGTTGGTTCTTTTGTTGGTTCTTTCTCTTTCTCTTTTTGCGCGCATTCTTTGCGTCTGCCAATTTGACCAGGAGTATTCCATTTTGCAAAACAGCAAGGAACGCACAGGCCGTCGGGGTGTTTCTCGCTTGATAAAAATCCAGGATAATGTTTTTTATACTCTTTATCGTCGCGCGATCGGTGCTCTTGTTTATCAAAAAATTCATATACGTAATTTCCATCATTTTTAATTTCAGTTTGATCGTCAGGAATTATTCCACCGCAAGTTGGATGTCGTTTTACCATCTTTCCCGTCTTTTTATCTAACACTTCAACCATCTCTTTTGGATCAATCGGTCTGTTTGTTTTCAAACACCAGTATCTTGGGCAAACATAATAATACTTGTTGTCTGGATTAGACCCGTATTTTATAACATCTTCTGGCTTTAAAAAACTTTCCGCTTTAATAATTTCGTCTTGTTTAGTCTTTGGAAGAGCGTCAAATTTGTCTTTTCCATATTTTGAAACAACTTTTTCATATTCTTCTTGTTTCATCTCTTCCATCTCGTCTTCTGTGATTAAAATGGGCTGTTTTTTTGCCGAAGAAGAACAGGTGCGAGAGTATCTTCCGAATTTTCCTCGGTCTTCCTTCAAGAATAATGTTGGATCAAGTTCGTACATTCTTGACGCGAATGGAGTTGGATTTTTCAAACGCATTCCAACTATATCCTTAACCGTTTCTTCATTGTCCTTTTCTTCTTTTTCTACCTTTTCTACTACTTTTAAAGCCGGTTTTTTCGCACTTTGTTTTTGTTTTTCTGCAGGTTTTTTAATAATTATTTCTTCTTCTTCCTCAGAACTATCTGGTAATTTCATATCTTCAACCATTTCGCCAGAGCTCGTTGAAGAACTTCCACCTTCGTATTCATCTTCGTCTTCATAATCGTCTTCGTCGCCATAAATTAAATCCAATGCGTTTTTGAATTTGAGTTCTTTATACTCTTCAACGCCCTTAACATATTCGCTGAAGTCTTCAAAATCCATGTCTTCTCCTTCAACAACTGGGATTTCTTGTTCTGGAAACGCTTCCTCCGTAGGTGATATAATATCCTGTATAACAACCTCAGCGCGTTCGCTCGTTGAACATAAAGAATTTATTTTTTTCGTGGGAACAAGCGTGCTCGTCTTATCCTGAGTCAAACGTATAAAAGAATCCAAATATATTGGCAGCGTTTCCAAATAATAAATGTCATTAATATTGTCAACTGTTATAGTTATAGTACTTGTTATGCTATTCAATTTGATATTCGTTTTGAAACCAGGGTTTGATTTAATTTCAATGTCTTTCTTTTTAACCCCGCGCTCAACTTGCAATTCACTCGCCAACTTTGCAACCAAACTACGCGCGTCGTCTTCTTCCATTCTATAATTTTCTATCAGCGCCAATACTATCTCATTGCCTTTTAATCCGTCTTTTTGATTCGCCTGCTCAATTACAAACGCTTCTTGACTGGTAAATTTATTAAAATTGGAGACACGTTTAAATCGCATGTTAATTCCATTCTTGGCTTTTAAATCTTTGGTTTCAACGACAAACGCGCTCGTAATGCATCCAATAAAATCTTCCATTTTAATGGCTTTTGTTATCTCAAAACTGGATTGATAATTTATTTTATTGACTAAGATACTGTCACTATAAAGACCCTCATATAATTGAATGGTGTAACCACTTTGCTCCAAATATGTTTTGACTTCTTGTATAATTGGATTAATGTGTTTTTCAATAATGACGTCAACCTCTTCAACAGTTACTATTTTTTCAAAATCTCCGGTTATAGTAATGTTTCCATTCTCTTCAAATTCGCAAGTCAAGAGAGAAGAAGTTTTTGCATCGTTAATATAAACAGAAACTGTTCTCGTTTTTCCAATGTCGCGCATTAATTTGAAAATAGTTGATTTTTCAAGGAAGGGAATTTTTCGGCCATCCGTTGATATTTTATCTGTGTAAAGTCGGTATATATTTTCCAGTTTCACTGATGGATTGTATTTAATTAATGGATTTGATTCTGTTGCATGAATGACTTTAAATATGACATCCAAAGGAATCTTTATGGAGAATGTTGGTCGGATGGTCATTTTAATAAACTGGATGCCGGAATTTTTGTGTTTATATTTTTTTGTATCCGTTTTGTATTTATAAACGTCGTAAAACATGTTTATGCTTTCAAATGTGTCCAAGGTGTTCTTTGTTAACAGCTTTTTATTTTCTTCAATGAGAGAAAACTTCTTGTCGGTCAGTTCATCGTAAGAATTAATATCTCTCTTTTGCAGAAAGGGATAATATATTGACGCGGTAATACTTTCTGAAATTCCGGATTTCTTTGCTGAGCTGAAAACATCCTCTGCCAAACACAAATAAATGTTATTGGCAGTTATACCACCATTGTTTAATAATAAATGCCCGTTCAATGTTGTTAACGACTTTCTAGATGCTTTCTCAATAAACGGATCGTAGTTTATAACGTCAAAGGGGTTGCAGACAAAAGGATATTCATTTTCAATGATGAAGAATTTTTGCCCTAAAACTTTGGATACAAGAAAGACCTTATTATCTAAATTTAATTCCACAACATCATCATAATTGTATGTTTCCTTTTTTTGAAGTCGGTTTAATAAGGTTTCGCCGTTTTCTTCAGCCTGAACGTTTAATAAAAACTGCTCCAACCTCACGCGAGTTAATTCCAACCTATTCTTTTGAGTAAGTGTTTGATAAATGCTGGTTGGATTGAGAGTTTCCTGTTTCTTGCAAAACAAATAAATTTGCTCCATGGAAACTGTGTTTGAGAGAGATTCAATGATTTTCAGTTTAATTGTCCCTATAGAATCGTCAAAATGTATTTGTTGTTTTAAAAAATAAACGTCTATTGGGTTCGTCGTGTCTTGGATTTTTTTTAGTTCATCTTCATTAAATATGGGGAGACCAGTGCTAGCATCTATAAAAGCCGCGTTTTTCGGATCTTGCTTAAATAATTCTCCCGGGTTTTGCACATCTAAATTATTTCCATAAAACACGTAAATAGATTTTATTGTATCTTTATCTGTTAAATGGCACACTTTATATATTGAATTGTGATTTGTTGACATATATATACTCGTGGTATTATTTTATATGAAAAAATCTTATAAGTAAAATACTCGCTGGTGCATTTTAATTATTTATAATTTTTTTTGGGTGGGAGTGTGGTCGGGTTATAAATCATAATATGGGTTGTCCGTAATAGTCATCCCGCAATATCCTTGTGGGTTCTTTTTGTAATCAACCGGTTGATAAATATTGGCGGCCTTTGCATTTTCTAATAAGAATTTAAAATTCTGCCAAAACTCTTGTTTGTGACCAATGGTTTTTGTCATTATATGTGACAACTCGTGGAGCGCAACAAATGTGAGAGTGTTAACATCTATTAACGTGCTGCTATTTTTTGTTTTATTCAAACAAAACGCTATTTTCTCTCCTTTATTTTCACTATAAGCCGTCAATTCACTGGTTGGTAGCGTTTCTGAAATGCGTTGCGGGTTGAACCCTTCTACCAATCTTTTTACGTCGGGGTCATTCGGATATTTTTTTCCAACATAATCAACCAATTCTCGGCATTTTTTTGTGACATGTGCCAATAAATCGGCGGCGTCATTTATCTGGGTTCTATCTCTCACACAATACTTGTTTCCATCCACGGTGGAAATAACGCATTTTAAACTGAATAATTCTGACTCTGAATAAATTTTGAGACAAATGAGAAGTATGGAACCAATAATAACATACGTCAATAAATCACTCTTCCATAAATTGTTAAACATATAATATATTATATGGGTATTATATTTCATAAAAATAAAAGAACTGGATGATGTTATAAGATGTTACAAAATCAACATCTTATAATAATGGTAAATTAATTAAATTGAAATGATTAATAATAAATATAATATACAACTAAATTAAATGACGGAAAAACAAATGTTTGATAAACACCCTAAAGCTGTTTTTTGGAGTGAAAGAAATGAAAAGAAGCCTCATGAAGTTGCATTAAATTCTCATAAAAAGTTTTGGTTTGATTGCAATTGTGGTCACCAATTTGATAGCACTTTGTTAAATATAAATCAAGCCAATAATTGGTGTCCTTATTGTAGTTCTCCTCCTAAAAATTTATGCTACGAAGAAAATTGCAAAATATGTTTTGAAAAATCTTTTGCGTCTCATGAAAAATCAAAATATTGGTCTGATGAAAATGAATTGACGCCCAGGCAAGTATTTAAAAATGCTGATAGAAAAAAGTTTAAATTTGAATGCGAATGTGGTCACAAAATAATAATGTCTTTAAAACATATAAGCAATAGGAATCATTGGTGTTCTTATTGCTCTCACCAAAAATTGTGCGACAATGAAGATTGTGCAATGTGTTTTGAAAATTCATTTGCTTCTGTTGAGAACAGTTGCAATTTTCATGACCTTTCAATAAATCCAAGAAGTTTATTCAAAAGCACTAATAAAAAATTCAAATTTGAGTGCGATGAATGTAATAATATATTTGAATGTCAATTGAGTGACGTAACAAGGGGAGTTTGGTGCCCATATTGCGTAAACAAAACTGAAAAGATATTACACAAAAAATTAAAGACGCATTATCCTCAGTTGAAAAGTCAATATAAAGTTGATTGGTGTAAAAATATAAAACATTTACCTTTTGATTTTGTCATTGAAGATAGAAAAATAATAATTGAACTTGATGGAAAGCAACACTTTGAACAAATTAGTAATTGGAAGCCTCCTGAAGAAACTAGAAAAAATGATTTATATAAAATGAAATGCGCAAATGAAAAGGGGTTTAGTTTGATAAGAATCTTACAAGAAGATGTTTTGCATGATATCTATAGATGGTTAAACGAACTGATTTATAATATTGAAAAAATTACTGATGAAAATAAGGTTCAAAATATTTATATGTGTAAAAATAATGAATATAAAGATTTTGAGATTATTCAATAAAAGTATTTGTTACCATATAATGCAAAAAATTTATTGAGTGCCTGCACCCAACTCCAAAGGTGGTCTCAGAAAATCTGGCTCAATGGTGGAAAGATTCCAGGGGCCAACGTAAAGCTGAGGGTTGGGGGGCTCAGATCGGATTTGTAAGTTGGCGTTTCTCAACGTTTGACCGATGGTGTCAATGCCGATGTGGTATCCAGCCTTCAACAAGTTGATGTTGGAAAGCTCGCCCTTTCCGGAGGGGTTTAATTGAGCCCACTCGCTGTTGGAATCCTTGGGCAACAAGTCGGAGGGGTTTTGGATGTTGGGCTTGGAGCAAGACGTGGGAACGCCGATGCTGGGGCTAGCCATGCCCTTGACGGAGGCGAAAACCTCGTTTTGACCTAAAGCCTCGGCGGGGCGAGGGCCAGAGGGGGCGGCACCTTTTCCGGAACCGGCACCCGCATACGCAGAGTTGGGAGTGGAGGCCATTGATTCTGACCCATACATGCCCTTGGAAGTTAAGTATTTCGCAAAAACGCTAACACCATACGCAACTATCAATAAGACGACAAGAGCGCCAATACCATAATCGGACCATAGCTTTTTTAAAGTGCTGCTCATTATATAAAATTAGCTGATAAAATATTTTTTTGAATACAGTTTAATTAGTTTATTCTAAAGATTAAATAACCTACTCCTCTTTTTCTAAATCACTTTCGGAAAATTCAGATAATTCGTCAATATCCATATCACTATCTTCACTGTCATCGCTATCATCCAAATCGTCTAACATATAAGTTTTCTTAATGTTCTTGGCCTCCAAAAATGCAGAAATGGCTTGTTTTTTTGCTTCCTTGGCCTTTTTCCTAGCAGCCTTGTAAATTTCGTAATAAACTTGGTTTGGTTTTTTTAATGTAATTGTTTCTAAATTTTCTAAATCGGAAGTCAAATCTACTTCCTTTAAATCAAGCTCATCGGAATCATTCGGTTGGGGTTCACTAAATGAAACTTCTTGTTCTTGTTCTTGTTCTGGTTCTTGTTGTTCCTTTTCTGTTTCTACTTCGTTTTTATTGTCGTTTTGGGTTTCGGTTTCAGTTTCTGTTTCTTCTAAAACTTCTTGAGAAGGGGTTTCTTCTAAATTTTCAGACGTGTTTATTTTCAAAATGATGTTTTCAGATTCATCATTGTTCTCCGGAAGTTTATTATTGTTCTTAAAATTCGTCTTAATTAAACAACTTTCAAAAATCTTTTCCGAACTTAAAACCATGGATTGTTTTAATTCCATCTCAATTTGAAAATTTCTGCTAGTAAATTTAATACCTTGAACCTCCAATATGGATATAATGTAATTTTCTGGCGCGACATCTTCTATAGTAATAGGAAGTTCGCCTTCATTGTAAATCTTTACGCTGGGGGTGTTTGTAGCATAGTTCACCTTAACATTCACTCTTACTAAATAGTATTTTCCAGATTTGTAAACTCTCATGGGAGACGCAAACGCACCCTCAATATCATTCTTTTCCAATTCATTTGCAAACCATGAGGAACCCTTTTTGTAAATTAATTCTTGGCAAGTCGTCTCAAGGCTTTCTAACCAACGAATGAATTGCTCGTCATTGTTATCAAACATTAAATCGCAATAAATTTTTTTGCCGTTTTTGATGAACCCTTGTTTAGTCAAAGACTTTGGCGTCTCAATGTAAAGAGGTTTGTTATGCATTTGGATTCTTGTGAAATACGCTCCTCCTTGGATTCCCGTTGGATTCGCTAAAGATATTTGTGAAAAATCAAACTTGTCATTTGGTTGAAAAATGTTCTCCATTATTGGTTCTTAAGAAAATTTTAACCGCGATAACACGCATAAAATATGTAAACAGATGAAGATTTTTTTATCGTCTATTATTAACAATTATACAAATGAAAGAACCCATTATTCAACAATGTTTAGACATATTGAAGAGAGACGACATTAGGAGTGAACTGAAGTCATTTTGCAGCCCAATAATTCAAATGGTTCTTGATTTTATTAATCCTTATATTTACATTACGCTTTTTCTTGTGTTTTTAATTTTTGTAATGATTTTAGCAATTTTGACGTTGCTTATTTTAGTTTTGCGTAATAAAAGTTTGATAACAAAAATATTTTAGGTTTTTATTTTTTCTCATTATTCTATATAATGACTTCTTCTTCTCGTTCAAATTCTAGCTCTAGCTCAATGACCAATCCTTTAGCTACATCAAGCACAAAGGGTGGGTCTCGCAGAAGACTCAACGTTTCTAGAAGCCGCGCGCGTTCCGCGTCATTGGCTTTAGCCGGCGGAAAGAGACGCGGCAAGCGTGGAGGCAGCTGCGGCGCTGGCTCTGCTTGGCAAAATGGCATTGACGTGGTTGGCCCTGGCCCCACGGCTTACAACCGCGTGTTTGATAACGGCGCGGGCCCAACCCCTTACGGCAATGCCGTTGTCGGAACCAGCGGTCAAAACTCTGTTATCCCCCCATCTGTCGCGTCATCCGGCGTTATCAAGGGTGGCAAGAGGCGCACCAAGAGAGGCGGCTACTGGGGCCAAGTCCTTAGCAACGCTTTAGTGCCCTTTGGCTTGTGGGCGGCCCAAAACCGCTATTCCAAGCGCAGAGGAGCGAAGTATGGTGGCAAGACGAGAAAGCACCGCAAGCACTAAACACACCAACAAGTAAAATAATATAAAATAACGTAAAATTTTATATTGTTTGCATAATTCGGTCAAAAAAATTGAACCCAAATGCGCTATGCAAAATGTTTCAACTGAAATTAAATGGAGCACACTTTGAAAGCAAAGAAACCAAGAGGAAAAAAGTGTAGCGGTGGTCTACCCAGTTGCAAGAGCTACGTGGGAGATTATAAAGATGTTGACGGCGTAGGTTGCTGTGAAAAATGCGACAAATACGTTGATGAAAACCCCTACGATCCTTATTGGGAGCAGATGGAGCAAGAGTTTTCATCTTCCGAAGAATACGAAGAACTAGAGAAGAATAATCTTTTGGAAAACGAAGCGGCTTATGAGAAAGCGTATGAAAAGTTTCAAGCGAACTATGAAAGCTGGCCAGATATGCGTCGGCGCATGGCAAAAAAAAGCAAATGGGTGCGTTGATATATATTTCAAAACAACTTAAAGAACCTTTGGACTGTGTGAGTTTTTGCGTTATTTTTTTTGCATTGTTATTGAGAACCATAAGTTTTCTCATATTTGTATGTTTGGAATTGGTTTCTCAGTAAGGGAAGAAAATCACTGTTTTTAAGGGTCCAAAAGTGTTTACAAAAGTCAAAAATGGACAAAAATAAATGTCCAATTTTGAGAGAAGCCAAATATTTCCTGGAAAAGGGGTGAAAATTTCGCATGTCTGACTGATATGCTCTAAACACCAAAAAAATAATCCCAAAAAGTGTTACGATAAAATAAAAAGTATTTTGGGAAAAAGGTTTAGGATTATTTTCCGTTGTTAATTTATGACAAACTCCGACAACGATATTAAGCCGTTTTTAAGCTTTAAATATTACTGCAAAAAATGTGACTATGGTACGTGCAAAAAGAGCAACATTAACAATCATTTGTTGAGTGCTAAACACACAAAAACAACTAGTTTCGCAACTAATGACAACGAAATTACGCCAAAAATATGCTTTAAATATTTATGCGACAATTGCGAAAAAGGTTTCAATGACAGAGCTGGATTATGGAGACACAAGAAAAAATGCAGTGCAACTAAGGAAGAAACCAGTATATCTGTAGACGCCGAAGAATTATTTTCTGATAAAAAGATTATAATTGAACTATTGAAAAGCAACAAGGAGCTGAAAGAACTGATAGTAGAACAAAATAAAACCATGGCCGAGATGGCGAGCAAAATGGGTGCAAATACAACAAACAACACAAACTGCAACAACACCAATAACAATCATTTCAATTTACAGTTTTTCTTGAATGAGCAATGCAAAGACGCTCTAAATATTATGGATTTCATTAATCAGCTTCAATTAAATACCTCGGATTTGGACATGGTGGGAAGAGTGGGTTATACAGAAGGGATCTCAAAAATTTTCGTGAGGGGTCTTAAAGAGCTAGACATATTCAAGAGACCACTTCATTGCAGCGATCTAAAGAGAGAGGTTGTCTATGTAAAAGACGAAAACGCGTGGGAAAAAGACAGCGACGAAAAGAAGAAGATGAAAAACGCAATAAAATTCATTGCTGCGAAAAATTTCAATCAGTTAAGCGATTGGATAGACGATAACCCAGAATATAATGATTACGAGTCCAAAAAGCACAAAGAATATCACAATATCATATTAAAAGCGTCGGGTGGTGCAACACCAGAAGAAGACGAGAAGAATTACAATAAAATAATCAGAAACGTGGCGCAGGAATCCGTTATAGACAAATCTGGATCTGGAGAAAAATAATATATATTCCTAAGCAACTTAAAGAAAAACCCTATTTTTAAAGGTCCAAAAGTGTTTACAAAAGTCAAAAATGGACAAAAATAAATGTCCAATTTTGACAAACACCAAATATTTCCTGGAAAAGGGGTTAAAAATTAGCCTGTCTGACTGGGATGCTCTAAACACCAAAAAAATCATCCAAAAAAGTGTTACGATAAAATTTTATATATTTTTAAAGAAAAGGTTTAGGGTTTTTTTCTGTCACTAATTTAGAGACATGAACGTGATATTTTCTTCCCCGAAAACCCCAATGTTTGAATGTATTATTTGTGACTTTAATACGTGTAATAAAAAGGATTATACAAAACACTCCCTTACGTTAAAACATAAAAAACGATCATCCGTGACAAATTGTGATGGTTTAGTGACAGAAAAATCCCAAAAACCCCAATTCCAATGCGAAAACTGTTCAAAACTATATAACTCTAGAAACGGAATATGGTTACATAAAAAGAAGTGTACTCAAAAATATGACACAACGCCAGAACACCCAAACAATGTTATTATTGAATTACTTAAACAAAATCAAGAGTTTAAGGATCTTATCATAGAGCAGAACAAACAAATTCTTGAATTGGCTGGTAAGGTCGGTGGAAATACAACAAATAATAATACAACAAATAACAACACGAACAATAATACAAATAATAATCATTTCAATCTAAATTTTTTCTTGAACGAGCAATGCAAAGACGCTCTAAATATTATGGATTTCATTAATCAACTTCAGTTAAACACGTCTGATTTGGATATGTTGGGCAGAGTCGGGTTTACAGAAGGAATCTCAAAGATCTTTATAAGAGGCCTCAAGGAACTAGACATATTCAAAAGACCGCTTCATTGCAGCGATTTAAAGAGAGAAGTTGTCTATGTTAAAGACCAAGACGCTTGGGAGAAAGACACCGACGAAAAGAATAAGATGAAAAACGCTATAAAATTCATTGCTGCGAAAAATTTCAATCAGTTAAGCGATTGGATTGAAGATAACCCAGAATACAATGATTATGATTCCAAAAAACACAAGGAATATCACAATATCATATTAAAAGCCTCCGGCGGAGCAACACCAGAAGAAGACGAGAAGAATTATAATAAAATAATCAGAAACGTTGCGCAGGAATCCGTTATAGACAAATCCGGGGACAAATGAATCAGATTGGGGGGTGGGTTACATTTTTCATACTACATGGGTGTAGCATGAAAAAATCGGTAAAATATATAATACTACTTACATATATATGAAACGACCTCGCGTCAACGAGTATTCAATAGAAGAAAATATAAAATGGTTCATGGGATACATATATGGAAATATCACCGGAATACTCTATAATTTGATAGAATTCAATTATACAGTTTTCTGGGTCGGTTGCTCCAGTTTTGTAAAAGGATTTGAAACCGGTCTGGTGCCCTATTTATAAAATCAAAACTATTGCAAATTCCGGAGTTTTTCAAGATACGCATTAATTCTCTCAGCGTATTTATTTTTAACGCCCAGGTTTTCAACAGAGTTGTGTTTTCCGTGTATATTGTCTTCCATTTGTCTAAATAGGCTATTATCATCTCTCGGCAAATGTATCTTCCTATTAATATATGATTCTTCAGATTGGAAAACATAATGCGCTATAAATGCAGCACTCATGTTATAATTGATATCCCATTCATTGAAAGATTTTGACGACTGCATTGGTTTCATATTTATAGATAACATACGCGATGGATCTGATATAACAAAATAGTGTGGAGTTATAGCATTTATTACTTGAGACGGCCTAACAAACGTTTTTACATGTTTATCCAGTTTTAAATCAGATTTTGTGTAATTTTCTATTATTAAACCACTGGCGGGTTCTTTTAAAAGATTGTTTGTGCCAAACATTAGCCAATTAATAGCGATAGAATCTGCGAATAAATAATGCTTCAACATACCTTGCACATTTTGAAATGCATTTAGAACAAGGAATTCATCCGCATCCAAATATAACATCCAATCCGCGCCAGAACTGTTGGCAATCTTCGCAGCCTTCATCATAAGCGGCATTTTAATTGGCCCATCCATTTCGCATCTCTCAACAACGACGCCTTTTTTAAACAGTTTCAGTTCCTCTGTAAGCGGAATCTTAGATTTATGATCAAAAATATAAATTAGATTAAACCCTAAAAGCAAGTGGTGCGCGACCCATTCTTTAATATTTTTCTCATCTCTCGCATTTGTAAATAAAATAGTCTTTCCGACAGTTCTTCTTTTTGACTCATTTAAGGGAACAGAATTAATTTTTTTGTTGCCCAGCATAAAAACGTTATCTCCCCCAGAAAACATTCGGGTTTAATTGTATTTTTAAAGCTTTATTCTTTTATTATTTTATTCTTTTACAATATAAAACAATAAATGACCTTTGAGCAAAATATACAACAATGGGTTTCCATAGACAACCAGATAAAGTTGTTGAATGATAAGATTCACGAACTAAGAGAGAAGAAACACGACTTGGGAGAAACAATTAATTCTTATATAGAGAAAAATGAATTGAAAAATGCGACAGTTCAAATAAGCGACGGCAAATTAAGATTCGTTTCAACAAAAGTAGCGTCGCCATTAACTTTTAAATACGTTGAAAAGGCTTTAGGCGACGTTATAAAAAATCAGACGCAAGTGAAGCAAATAGTTGAACACTTAAAATCAAATCGTGAGATTAAGATTGTTCCAGAAATAAAGCGGATTTCCAATAATTAATTTATATACTAATAATGTATATGGCAGAAACCTCTATTTTTGAAGATGATGACATGGTTTTTAATAAAGTAGACGGAAAAATTCAAAGCGCTGGGTTCACGATTGATTCTATTTTAATGCAAAAAGGGGAACCAGCACTAATAACTAGAAACACCGGCATTCAAACAGGAGGAAGAAGCGTATCCGAGTTATTTAAAGATTTAGCTGTTCCTGCTGGGTTAGCGCATTTTTCCCGAAAACAATTGGGTGGGGACATCGCAGCCGCCAAGATTCAAAACAATGAACGCGACAATATTGTTAGCGACGATATTTATGAAAGGTTATTGAAAATGGTTGAGTTAGAAGCCGGTGCAAAACCAAGAAAAACGAGACGCGCCCCTTCTGCGACGTCATCGGGAAAAACAAAGAAACACAGAATCCACTCTTAAGAAACAAGCAAAATGAATTAGGCTTAAAAATAGCAATCATTATTATGTAAGATGATTGCTATTAACGAATTGCAAGAAGTTTTATATAAAATATATCTTAGATCTCCTCAAAATTTATTTGACGAATTTATATCGGAATGTCAAAAATGGTACGAATCCCCGGCGCACACCTTAAATGAAATGCGAAATAGAGATAATAAAAAAATTAGAGGAGATATTTTTGAGGCATTTTGCGCACTCTATTTGAAATATGCAAAAGGTTTCCAAAATGTTTGGTTGTTAAAAGAAGTTCCACCGGAAATACTAGAAAAACTGACTATGAAAAGACAAGACATGGGAATTGACATTGTCGTTGAAACAAGCGACGGATCATTTATAGCAGTGCAATGTAAATATAAGAAGGGTTCTGGATTCAGGAAGAATATTCTCTCTTGGAAATCATTGTCAACCTTCTATGCATTGTGTTTGAGAACAGGGCCGTGGGCCAAATATATAATTATCACAAATTGCTTATACACCCGGCATCAAGGGAAAAAGACACCACAAGACGTTTCATACTGCCTAAAGACTTTGCAAAATATTAGCAAGACAGATTGGCTTAAAATGTGTCAAATCTCCGGCGAAAAATTGGGAACCGACCTCATAGAAGATGCGTTGCCCCAAGAAAATGTTGTAATAAATATAAAATCCGAGATTCTATCCAAAGAAGAGTTGAGAACTTTGAGAGAAAAGTATTATGCGCCAACTGCATAAAATCTAAATTATATCTTATTCCAGCTATTGTAGTTAAATGGTGACACCAAGATGTCATCTATCTTTGTTTTCCAATAATCAACACGCTTCTCCATTTCAATATCCTTTTCGGTTTTTGGATAAGGCGTAGTATTTTGCATCATTTCTTCTTCTTCTGATGTGATTTTCGGCTTGTAACCGTAACAATTTACGCCAAATTTAATGTTAGGGTTCGCCATATAACCTCCGTTAACTCCGGGGCGACCGCAGTCATGTTCGTGACCAGGAATTGTTTGTAAATTATCAAAAGTGGTTTTTTGAGTCGGGAATAATGCCATTTGACCATCAGACCAACCGTAATTGCACCATTCTCCTCCGGCGTTATAAGCCTTTTCAACCTCGTCATAACTTGCTAAACGGGCGTCGTAAGCTTTGCAAAGAGTCTTTGCGTCGTCGTAACCATAATAATTTCCAGGAACGTTAAATACTTGTTTATATATTGACGTGTCATTTACCTGATTTATATCAAGACCATCGTTAAGTTGCCCGAGGTTTTGATTTACAACAATGTCCAATTGCTTTTCCGCCGTAAATAAGTTTTTAATAGACGCCATTACATCAATGCTAAAAAAATATTGCAAACCATTGAATAAGAGCAATATTACTAATACGCCAATAATTAATCCAACAATTGTGTTTGAAGTTGAATCTAATCCGGAAGTTCCATTTGCTGGCGTCGCATAATTATTAGTTGTTGAAGAATCTCCTAAATTAATAAAAAAGGCAACGTAAATTATGACGATGATCACTAATATAATTAGAGCTGCTGGGTTCATTAAAGTTCCGTTGATATAATTATACATATTTTCGGGATCTATTGTTGAAGTTGTGTTGGCGTCCATATATATTATTGGATGGTTTTTTTTCTATAAAATAGGCAATATGCCTTTGGTGTAATTAGTTCCTGTAAATTTGTCACTTCTGTAATAAATGTGTCATTAAAATGATACCATTTGCCGTTTGCATTTTTAACAAACGCAGTATAATGACCACCGTGAACGCCGCCGCTATGATTGCAAATTCCATACAAATCGTAAATATATGTGTCTTTTTTATATCCAATTACATGGTTGGATAAATCCAAATCTTCTAAAGGAAACGTAATCAAAATCTGATTCTTTTGGTTTCTATGGTTGAACCTTTTGATGTCAATGGCCAAAATGGTTGGCATGCTCCAATAGATCAACTTTTTCTGAACATTTTGCTTGGTGTTGGTGCTTTCATTAAACCATGCATTTTCTCCGTCTAGAGTCTCACCATTCACGTACAAATCAAAACAATCTTGTAGACTCGGTTGTTTATTGTTTTCTGGGATTGATAAATTAATCATAAAATATGGCTCTGGAGATGAGCTTAAAACTTCTCCAGTTTCCAATGAAATAATTTGCGAAACGTGGATTCCATAAAACAAATTCCATATTTCCGAATACTCTTTGGCGTACATTTTTTTTATCATTTCAAAACATTGAACCGCCATTTTATCCGTCTCATTTGTAACAGAGCCATTAATGCTCATATTAACCTCGCGCGATAAGCTCGTATGAAAACAATCTATTAAGAAAAGTAGAAATTCTGGCAGGTCATTTTGAGCAAACCCGGTAAATAAATCCGCGTGTTTTACGTGAGCTATTTTTTGGATTGTTTTAATAAATTTTCCGGGAGAAATCGTGCAATTTTCGCTCCACATTAATGTTCTCAAATTGTCCCATTCAATAAGTAAAACAGAATCGTATTTGTTTTTAAGCTTCTTCTTGTAATTTCCACCATTAAGAAAGTTGTTTAATTCGTAAGTGTGCGATAAAACTTGAATACATGAATTTACAAAACACGTGTTGCCAAGATTTGATAATCCTGTAAGACCTTTATTTTTATAATTCTCAAAACTCATGCTGCTGTTTAATTTATACATGTCAATATGCATTTAAACGCATTTTTTATAATATATAATATATACATTACACAATATGTCTTATAACAGAACTCGCGAAGACTTTTCACTAAGTTACGACCAACGCATTCTTTTGGAGATGTATTTAAATTTCTATAATCACACATCGCGCCAAATACACACGTTGCAAGAATTGCAAAATGAAATAAGAGGAAATATTAACCAACTCGTTGGGTTAGGCGAAAATACAAGTGGAACTCAAAATAGGTATTTTCAACAGACCAATGCGAGTTCAAATCGCCCACAACCCAATCAACGGCGACAACCGAGACAAAGAGAGCAACCAACAAACCCTCCTTTAGAAAATCCTTCCAATCAAAGAGTATTTTACGTTGAAGGTGTCCCTTATTTAATTGACATGACGAATATATGGAGGCGCAATAATGCAACTCAAGGTACGACGGCAGATTGGCGAGCGTTTTACGATAATGTTGTAGTTGCGCCAACGAGGGCTCAAATAGAAAATTCAACCAGAGTTATTCGTTATTCTGAAATAGAGAATCCCACTAATCAAAGTTGTCCTATTACGCTGGATAGGTTTGAAAATGATAGCACTGTAACTCAAATTTTAGAGTGTGGTCATATATTTACTCCAACTGGAATAGAATCTTGGTTGCAGTCAAATGTTAGGTGTCCCGTCTGTAGACGAGATATAAGAAATTATCGCGCTCCACCTAGACAACAAACTGAACCTATCGTTGAAGACCCTTCTTCCGAGAATACCCCAAATCAATCTCCACAACAACCTATCCCCGAGAGAAATAGTAATGCAAGAACACAACCTCGCCCATCTGCAACCGAAAATATTAGCAATGTTCTTTCAAATATAACTGAGGAGTTGATAAACAATATTTTGTCTCCAAATGGCGGCACGAGATCAGTATTTGATCCGTCTTATAGTTCGTTGGTTTATGACACATCAAATAACCAGTTTGTATTTGAAGGATATATACGGCGTTAAAACAATAAAAAATTGAATTAAAATTAACAGAGCAATTAAATTTAAACAAGTCAATAGAGAATGCCGAGAGAGCAGAGAGACACAGAAACCGTTAATGTGTACAATACGGTTAAACCGTTCATCGTGTTTACTAATAACGCCGCGGGAATATATATTTTATGGATATTTATGCACTTCATTTCCGCGCATTTGTACGTTTACTATTGCACGCATTATTCTTTGCAAGGATTTATTTTGTCACCCATCTTGGTGTCGGCGCCTCACTGTAGGGCGCTTAGATGGGTTATTTATAATGGAACCCAGTCCATTGACTCTATGTGGATTGTATTTGGAGCGTGGTTGTGTTCTAAATTGGCTCTAATTGGAGGCGAGAATGGTGCGAGATAGATATAAAAAATAAATATAAAGACACCTGCAATATTATAGTATCATGACTGTGAGCGAGCGATACCGTAACCCTTGGAGCACGAGCGAGATTAATAAATTGTGTAATGAGTACGAGGTTAAGAACCTTCCAATTGCCGAAATTGCCAAGTTGCATAAGAGAGGTGAGTATGCCATTTTGCACATGCTGGCAAAGGAGGGAGTTATCCTAGAATCCTGGGCAGATGTCAAGGGTTGGAGTTTTGAGAAGCACCGAGTTAAATTCCAAGATGTTGTAGATGACGCGGAGAGTTTGGACGACAATGACGACCCAAACGATGAAGATTATGTATATGAAAGTGATGAGGACGACGAGGATTATAGTGTTGTAGATAGTGATGAGGATGAGGATGAGGATGAGGATGAAGAGGAGGCCGATGATTGCGATTCAGACAGCGATTATGAGGAGGAGGAGGAAGACGACTGCGATTCAGACAGTGATTATGAGGATGAACGCGATGAGCAGTTTGATCCTTATAGCATTAAGCAGAAGGCTCATTTTTTGAATCAGATTACTGAAGCCCTCAAGTTTTTTGTTTTTGCCGCGTAAAATATAAAAAATTGATTACGCATTTAAAAAAAATAAAAAGGCAATAAATGAATGGAATTGTCCGAAGAGCAACAAATAGCATTTGATAAATATGTTCAAGGAAAGAATATATTTATTACAGGGCCTGGCGGAACAGGAAAATCAACATTAATTAAAAAGATACAAACGGATGCCAGGAAAAAAGGAGCCAATATTCAAGTGTGTGCTCTTACTGGTTGCGCTGCTGTTTTGATTGGTTGCAAAGCAAAGACTATTCATTCTTGGTCTGGTATTGGATTGGGAAATGGAACTATTGGATTCAACGTGAAAAAGGTCACGCTGAACAAATATAAACAAAAAACGTGGAAAAGCATAGATGTTTTAGTGATTGATGAAGTGAGTATGATGTCTCAAAAGATTTTTGAAATGCTAGACGCAATAGGAAAAACGGCAAGACAGAGTGTTAGACCTTTTGGGGGAATACAAGTAATATTTTTGGGAGACTTTTACCAATTGCCTCCAGTTGGAAACAAGGATGAAATAGAAACATCTCGTTATTGCTTTGAAAGTGACCTTTGGAATGAGACGTTCACAAAAGAAAACACTATTCAACTTAAGAAAATATTCAGACAAACGGACGAGACGTATACGAAAATTTTGAATCAAATTCGCGAAGGCAGATTAAAAAAGAGTAGCAACGAATTACTCCTAAGTCTTGTTGGGAAAAAAGTGGAAGAAGATTCTCTAATACAACCAACAAAACTATTCCCAATTAGAAGCCGAGTTGACTCTATAAACGAAGGAAAGATGAAAGAACTGGAAACACAAGAAGTTGAATTTAAGCTGAAACTATTGAAAAACTTACCTTTCCAAGACAAGGATAAGGATAAGGACAAAAATGTAAAATTTACTCCAGAGCAAATTGATGCGGATCTAAATAATATTCACAATAGCATTCTTTGCAATGATGTTGTAAAATTAAAGTTGGGTGCTCAGGTAATGTGCGTTGTAAATATAGAGTTGCCTACGGGTGGAATGATTTGCAACGGTAGCCAAGGAGTTGTCGTAAATTTTACCGAATCGGGGCTGCCAGTTGTAAAGTATAGAAATGGCCATGAAATGGTGATGAATTATCACGTGTGGGAAAGCGAAAATATTCCAGGGATTGGGGTTTCACAAATACCATTGATATTGGCGTGGGCAATTACGATTCACAAATCTCAAGGAGCTACGATGGATGTAGCCGAAATTGACGTCGGGAGTGGAGTGTTTGAATGCGGGCAAACCTACGTGGCTCTTTCTCGCGTAAAAAGTTTGGAGGGTCTTTATTTGTCTTCATTTGATGCGTCAAAAATCTTCATCAATAAAAAAGTCAGGGAATTTTATGATAACTTGGCTACAAGTTTAGCTTAACAATTAAAGGTGTAATGGAAGAACGTATATAGCTCTGCCGTTTTTAAGTTTGAGACTTTTTTTGTATTCATGACCAGAAATACTAATTCCCGTTTCAGTAACTCCTATAATTGTTGCTTTTTGCCACTCTTTATTTTTGTTTCTAAAAATTATTGTATAACCCAAATAACTGTTAGCATTATCGTGAGTTAGCCTTGGGCTTTCTAAAATGTCAGGCGCTCTTCTCGGCATGTCTACTTTAATGTTTGGTTTATTTTTGTAATGTAAAATGTATTTCAATTTTTTATTATTCTAACTCTTGATCTTTTACAAAGACGTAAGTAACTTCTTCTGTTTTTTTTGGCGCGTCAGAGGCACCGCTACTTCCAGGTCGTCTACTGTTTGACATTGTAAATACGACGTCTAATTGTTTCCATCCGTTTTCCGAGTGTATCTTAATAACGTCATCCAAAAGATCGTATTTTTTATCCGTCTTGAAGTTTTTCACACTCCAGCAACTGTATTTCACCCGACCAATAACTCCCACAATGACTGGTCTCAAAAACTTTTCAACCCATTCTTGATAGCTTTGCTTCTCAAGTGAATTTGTATTTGAACTTGTATTTGTGTTTGTATTTGTGTTTGTATTAGTGGTAGAAGTAGACTGAGTCGCTTCATCCGAATAAATCTCCAAATTAAAATATGGAGGGCTTGTAAGTGCAATATCAAATTTCGCATCTTCTGGAAGTTCTAGAAGCGCGACCTCTGCCGGCTTATTAATAAGAGTTACACCTGTTAACTTTAGTTCATCACGAATATCACAAAGCGCATTATAAGTCTTTACGCAAGGATCCATTCCTGTGTACAAAACGTTTTCCAGGTCAACGCTTTTGGAACCAATCATTCTTCCACCCCAACCAGCACAAACATCAAGAACCGTTTTTGCATCAAAATAGGCGACGACGTTTCTAGCCACTAACGGCCGATACATTGTCACCTTTCCAAGACCATTTGTGAATGACAATGACCGAATAATTTCAGACGCATAAGGTGTTGAATGTTGCGCCCGGTTGAATCGCAGAGCCTTTTCCAAATTTGCCTTCTTCCATAAAGACTTTATAGATTGCCCCTTGTAATTCGCAACTTCATGAAAGTGTTTCATATATTTTCGCATGATTTTCATGCCAGCTGTTGCTGTTGCGGAAATATTGGTGACTGTTTTATCAATGGGTTTCTCCCGAAGAAGTTTCCAATCTTTCATTATTTCTTCATAACCGTAGCTTTCATATAGAATGCCATGAGATTCTAACTCGGAAGCCAGAATGGGCAAAAGAGTTTCAAAGTCTTTGTCTGACAAGTCTTTGAGAGCATTTCTCTTATTAATTATGTTTTTTATGTTTTGAAAAGTGGTATTGTTGGATTCCATTGTTGCAATATATAATATACCAAACTGTTCTTATATTATATTCAATTTTTATTTTTGTTTGTTGAGCTTATTGATAACATTTTGAATTGTTGTGTTCATAAGGTCTTCGCATATTTTTTCGGCTGCACTATTACCCTTTGTTGGTTTTGCTATAAAATATGAGACCCACAAGAATTCCTTCTTAGAAGCAACGTTTGTTCTAAAAAGACCACTAGACACTTTGGTCTCTTCCGTCATTTTTTTATATTCAAATTTAATGTAAACCGTCTCTCCCGCGTCATCTTTTATTTTGCTGACAGAATTGTTTTTGGAATTTTCATTTCCCCAATAGTATTTTAATGTCAGTTTAATGTCTTTTAAAAAAGAAGGCAATGCCGCAATGTTTCCGGCAGCGGTGGCCATAAGCCGAGAAACATCTTCAACCAGTTGTGATATATTTACTTCAACCTCTGCAGAATTGATTTCTTTCCTTAGCTCCTTGTCATCCATAAATTCCCAATGTGGTTTGTTTTCTTCTTCTGCATCTTGAGCCTGTCTAACCAATCTATCATTTTCTATTCGCAAAGCTTCTGCAGCTAATTCTGCCTCTTTTAATTTTCTCTCTTTTTCTTCCATCAATAAATCAGTTTGCTGGTAGTCTTTCTTGTAAATCTCGCACAACTGTTGCACACGAGAATACCCAATTTTTCTATCGCCTCCATTATATGGAACTTGACGACCATTTACTTTGCAATGATAAATTTGATGGTGGCTATCTTTGCGGTCTCTTGAACCAGTGCAAGCCGGACAAGAAAACTCTTCATAAGTTCCACCAAACCAAGACTCTGATTCAAATAAAATTTTTCGCGTATCTAAGCAACACAGACATTTTACGTGGTGTAAACATTTATTAACCATGTCTATAATGTGCGGTTGATCTTCACATCGTTCTTTTATTTCCCAGTTAATTCCATCAGTAAAAAATTTGTTAGCTTCTTCAAGAGTTATAGAACTGCACATATTATAGCTAAATACTATTCTTAACTTGTAAAACCGCGAATTGTATTTTATCCGAAAACCTACTTAAAGAACCGCATCAGCGACTGATTTCCGTCTTTTTGATTATTTGTTTCGCGCAAGAACTCGTCAAACAATAAGGCTTTCACTTCCTTGTTTTTCATAGCCTCCAGCTTATCCTCAAATTTTTCAGCCGGCGTAGTCTTTTTCAAAAGCTCAATATCTTTTCTAAGTTTCACTACCTTTGATCTCTTGTTTTGCATTTCCCACATTTTTTCTAGAACAAGAGCAAAGACTTGCTGAACGGGCTTCATAATTTGATTCGTAATATAGAACGAATAGTCAATCTTCAGATTGTTGTCTTTGATAAACGTAGGTGTCTCAATTTTCTCGCCTTGAAGCGCCTTCTTATTTGGATGGTGTATGTAAACAAATGGAATGCGGTCTCCTGAGCTCGGCTTATTTCCAGGATCTCTTGCCGTAATTCTATCCGCTAGAACCTTATGTGCAATTTGCTGCGGATTTTTATAACCCGAACGCAAGGATTTCGTTATGACCAATTTATCCATGGGATATTTCTCTTCCACTATATTTTTTAGACATGATTTCAGAAAATCTGTCGCTTGTTTGATGTCTTTTTGTTTCATAAGAATATCAATAATTCCACCGTAAATATCCTTGACAATCGGCGCATTGTCTCGCCGTTTTAGAACAATTCCCATCTCTTTGCGTTTGCATTTATCGGGGTCGTGCTCATAAAGCATTCCCACATAACGCTTCTTGGAAAGCAGACAAAACGGCATGAATGTCTTTTCATACTCTAGGTCGTGCGGGTTCTTCAAGAAACTAGACGCTAGATGACCCGCTTCTTGTGCGAGTTCAATGGTAATTTCAAGAGCTTCTTTTCCGCGAATCGGTTTTCCTTCAGGTGTCTGCAGGTTAAATGTGAAGAATACCGAGTCCGTGTTATGAACTATCATGTTTCCAATACCAGCAGCAAAGTGATGATTGTCAGTTGTCAAATCATACACAAACCCGGAGTATTCAATTTCGTGAAGCTTCTTAATGGCAAATGGATTTTTTCTTTGCTTCTTTTTGGTCATTGTAATTCTATAAATATTCTGTTTATCTTGTCTAGTGTTTATAGAAGTAGTCCATCCGATGCTCTGGGCCAACCAAGAAATGTGCGACGCACTAATTTGATTTTTTTGGTCAATGCGAGTGTAACCATTTTTATCTTTATCTCCGTCAGCGTCGTACATTCCATTCCAGAATGCTTGTCTTATTTCTAAACTTCCAAACAAAATTTCATTGGGAATTTTTTTTGCTTTTTCTGAATACATTTTCGTCCTGTATTTCTCAACAAATTTTGTCACAGACCCATATTCTTTACTTTTTAACGTTATTTTATAAACTCCAGAGCTCTCTAACGTTGGCATATAGACCCAGTCAAATTCTGGATGAGTTTTCTTGCACAAGTCAAGATATTTATTAATTATATCCATGGATGCATTATTTAAAGCCCATGAGCTTTTTTTCCCTGACGGGCAGTCATAAATTCCACAACTGCCATCTCCAAAGAAGAACCCCATAACTTGAGCTTCTTCTACTGTTATTTCATTTGCATTTACAATCGCGCCATTTGGAATGGGTAGGGAATTATGCAACAATTCATCACCGACTTTAAGTTCCTTTGGAGAAATCTCATTCCCATCAGGCTTTAATAGAGAATGATCATCGGTAACATCAACCAACCCTGTGTGTGTTAGAACGCGAACCATTTTCTTGTGTGATGCAAGCTCGTGACGAATAACTCTGTACAATTTAGTCCAACCTTTTTCCGTCCAAGTTTCAACGTTTTCTAGTTCGCAAAATTCCTTTTCTTGCTTTCCTTCTTCAAGACATTTAACCCAATTATTCTTGCCATATTTTTCCGCAAGATTTTCAATGGTGCAAATATCAATCTGACCATTTACGCGAACATAAGTTGGAGTATAATTTGCTACACTATCTCCATATATGTACTCAGCTTTTGTTAGAACTGGTCCATGTTTAGACGTATCACAGATTCGGTTTCCATACGTTTCTTCAATAATTTTTTTGGCATAAGTCAGAAGCAACCTACCAGTGGCAGTTGTTGATGCAGCAATGTCCTTGTCATAAAATGTGCTAGTTTTTGCTCCACACTGACCATACAATGAATTCGCAGTCACTTTATATCCAAGTTGACGCTTGTCAAGAACGTTTTTCATAAAATCGTCCGTTTGTTGAGGGATCAACTTCCTGGTAGTCTTTCTCGCTAGCAAGAGCTCCTCCAAAATAGAAGGCATAATTGCGCGGGCATTATCGGGGAACTGCGCGAATCTGCAAATTTTATAACCACACTTGATCTTCTCCGCTGCAGCAGAAGGAGTCTTTCTTACATACTTGAATGTGTCGTATGTAATATCAACGTAATCATACCCAGGCAAGTTGTCGTAAATATGATTTCCCGAATCATCCGTTTCTCCGGTTACCGTCATAAGTTGACCATTCAGATTATATTCCTTGGTCCACACCTTGCTGTCATGCGACAAGTTCTCGCTCATCATGGAAGACGGATACAACGATGCATAATCCACGCATGCAACTGGATTGTCAAGATACAAGTCGCATTTTGGATCCAATACAATGGCGCCTTCGTATCCATCGTCGCTTTCTTGCTTTTCAACAACGGGCATCAATGTGCGCTTTTCTCTGCACTTCTTTGCGACATAACTAGTAAGCTTAATGCCTTGACCGCGCAAAACAAGAAAGCTAATAGGCACGCTGCAAATTTTGGCCATCTCAATAAAACCTGTCAAGATATCCGCCTTGTTCAACAAATAATGAACGAGGTTACAATCCTGAATACAGTATTTCGCGATCACCGCACGATCGTCAGCCGTGCCATTTGTCATTCTGAAAATATCCTTTGGAGTCACATCATCCTTTGCCAAGCACCATCTCACCTTTTTGCTCATGTCTGGCGCAATATTTCCGGAAACGACAAAAGACTTGGTTTCCTTGTTCACGGATACAACTGAAAATTTGGCACCATCGGAATAATAATCAACCGAATGACCGATTTCCTCAAAGTGAACGTAACTTCCCTCTAGTAAACCGGTTAGATTTCCACTATAAATGGTGGTCTCTGCAGTTGTCTTGGAGACCAAGGATTTCACATAATCGCCGATAAAATGACCAGCTACATAATCCAGTTTATATGACGTCAAATTCTCTTCTCGGCGGAAGTAGTTATACAAATCAATCTGAACTCTTCCATTCATTTTGATGTACTTTAAATCGTGTTGACCACTCGCAATATTAATGGTAGTTTCCTCCAGCTTATATTTTCCGGTAAACGGATCCACACCACAGATTTCGTTTTTGTTCTTTGACAATTTCAAAAAGTCCGCGATACAACCATTTTCAACCGCGCGATTAAACATGAATGCATAATCAAATCCAAATATATTATACCCGATGACAATGTCAGGGTTTTCTCTTTGGATAAGATTCGTCCAAGCCAGCAATACATCCTTCTCCGTTTTGTAAGACTCAATCTCGCAATTTTCAACCGGAACATTTCCGCAAGTATTCAGAACAATGCAGTGATTCAAATAAGGATCTTTGTCTCCGGCTTTTAAAAACGTTGAACCAATGAATGTTACTTTATCTCCCTCAAGAGAAGGAAAATGATTTTTGTCAGATAGTGACCGGTTTAATTCATTGACCTTTACTTCTCTTGGAATATTTTTGTCGCAAAGCAAATCAACAACGGTGTAATCTTTCACGCTATTTTTTTTTCCTGAGAACTTCTTATAAAATTCAGAGGCACCGTATTCATCACATTCACCTTCGTCATTGTTCATGTTTTCAAACATTGATTCAATCGTCATTTGGTTCTCGGTATCATTGGAGCCCACAGGTTTTTCGGCATCTATTTTTGCTTTTAACCATGATTCTATGATTTTGTTAACACTAGTTTCCGATTTCGGGATCTGATCTTTTTTCGGATAAACAACGTCTATGTCATTTAGACCCACCCCCTGATAAAACCCGAACGCCTTCAGAATAATTTTTCTTAAAAGCGCGTCAACTTGGTCTTTCGTCTCGCATGGATTTTTCTCAATGTGTTCAATAATGTTTGTAGCTAGTTTTTTGTAAGACTTTACAGGAACTGGAAAATCGCCGTGACTGCTGCTAGCCTCAATATCAAAACTACAGATCTTATAAGGGACTCGCGTCTCTTTTTCATTCAGTGGGATCACATTCTTTTGTTCAGTAATAAACTCGTACTTGCAATTAGTTTCCTTGTTCACAGTTACCTCAATCGTCTTCTTTTTTGGAAGAGCGACCCAACCAGAAGGACTAATGTCTTTTATGTGAAAGAAACGCAAAAGGGGTGGAATGTTTGCTTCGTACAAGTACGTGTTTGTTCCACCATAAACCAACCCGCTTTCCATTAGCTTTCTTTCGGAGTTGTACCAAAGATTTTTGGCTTTATTGAATGCTTGCAAATTGGTGAATTGGAACATTACAAATTTGTGTTCTTTTCCGCCGTCAAACCCATAAAGCTTTTTTCTTTTGATAATTTTGCAATCGCTGATGGAATTCTCGTAATATTTTCCCAATTTCTTGGTAATATGTTGCAAAAACGAGGCTTTTGTGTATTGAGACCATTCGTCGCCGACCTTTACATAAAAGAACGGTTTAAAATCATCTACTAAGATGGAGCACGATTCGCCCGTCTCATTAATTCCGAACATTTGTATGACGAATTTGTTTGAGTCATTTTTAGCTCCCGTTTCTTCATCGCTACTGGATTCCTCTTTAGCGTCATCTTTTTTGTTATATACGTTAAAATCGTAAAGTCTGAAAACGTGTTCCATGTTGAAAGTGTCTGTTACATTTATAATTGGTGTAATTTCTAAGTTCAATTTTTATACTATTGACAACTTCAATAAAACAAAAACAAAACAAAAACAAAACAAAACAAAACAAAACAAAAACAAAATTATGTAAGCGTAATATATAAACAATAAAATGGCCACACAACCACTTATATTAGTATTTGACACAGAGACTACCGGATTGCCGACCGGCGAAGAAAAGAACGTTTCGGAAACATCTAATCTAGAAGACTGGCCAATAATCGTGCAATTGGCTTTCATTTTATATAATCCTGTAACTATGGAAATTGTTGGACAAAGTGAAGAAGGAAACGACGTAATAAAGCTTAAAGAAAGTCAATACCCAATTCCACAAGGGTCAGTTGATGTTCATGGAGTGACTGACGAGAGATCACGCACTGAAGGCAGACCCATTGAGGTCGCCATGGACGAGTTTCTTACCGCTTACAATAGAACAAGTGCATTGGTCGCGCACAACACTCCTTATGACGTCAATGTGGTTTGCGCCGAATTGTTGCGTTTAATTCGCGACACTGGAATAGATGAAGAGAGAAGAGCCAAATATTCTGACGCTTATAAAAAACTACGCGGGCTTGACCCTGATTCCGCACCCGAAGTTGTTGATACTATAATTTTAGCAAAGAAACCATGCAATGTTTGGCCTTATAAATTTGTTAGAGATCGCAGCGGAAATGTTGTTATTGATAAAATAACAGCTGAAGATGGTAATACGTACGAAGTAAAGCGAAAGGAGTATTTTCAAACGGCTTATTCACCCAAAGGACCTAATCTTGAAGAAGCTCACATTGCTTTGTTCAATCAGCAAATAAATGGCCGCACTCATAGCGCACTCGTTGATGTAGCCGCTTGTTTGCGAGTTTACATGGAAACTGACCCTGAATATAACGTGGATATATGCGCCCCCGCGAATAGAACTCCCAGCAATGTTGAGTTGTGTAGAATAATCAACCCTGGTCCACCATTAGCTCACAAAGTTCCCAAATTGCTTCCTAGAAAAAAAAAGGGCGGTAAAAGAAGAACTGTGAAGAGGCGCGCGATTGTTAAAAGACGTAAATCACACAGACGTAAATATAACAGACGTTAATATTTTTATTTTATTTTTTATTTTTAGTATGGAACCCATTCTATTCTATACTAAATTAGCGTTTTATTGATTTCACAGTTTTCATTTTTCTTCTCCCATATTTGCAGTGTTGTCGTTGAGAGAAACCCTTGGGGTGTCTGCAATTAATGCTTCTTTTATATTTTAAAGACCATTTTCCGCCGCGACGTCTCCTAGTTTTTTTTCCACCGGCTTGTTTCATGCCTCTTGCGGCTTTGGATTCAACCCATTTAATAAAAGAACCCGCGCTTCTATCCTTATTTTCAATATTGGCATCTTCGTATTCTTCAATGGTAGCCCCATTAATATATCTTAGACAAGGGTAACCCATCGGCTCGTTTCCAGCACCGAGAAGCTTGTCAAAAAGTTTTTGGTTAACCGCCACAGCAACAACAGCTTCATTTTTGTGCGATTTATTTTTTAATTGTTCTTGAAACTTTTTCCATTCTGGTTTTGTTTCATTGCATGGGCCACAGCCGTCCATAAATAAAAATAAGAACACTTTTTTTCCGGATGAGATACTTTTGTTAAAGTCTTCTAGCGCATTTTCAAGCCCGTTCATTTCAGGCGTTATTTCGTCAAATTTTTTGTTCTGCGATCCGGTCATATAAAATAAAAGCAGAAAATAAAACTCGTGTAAATTTTAATTGCATTTTTATTTTATCGCAATGTATTATATACAATGAACGCATTTTTATTAATATTATTAGTAGTTACGTTTTTAGCGGGCATTTATTATTGCATAAAAGTTGACCCCACTAAATTGGCGACGGTGGAAGGTTTAACAAATATGGCTAATCCAAGATGCCCTGACATCCTTGTGCAAAAAGATAAAAAGTATTTTTTATACAATTCAAAGGTTGCAAAGGTTCCTGGTGTGAATCCAGTTGAATTTGATAATTTAGAAGATTATGTTGAATTCTTGGATTGGCAACGCAGTCAAGGCATAAGGTGCCCGGTTTTATATTTACAAAACACTTACGACGCTCAGGGAAATTCTGTTTATAAAATGAGACCAAGCCCAACCGATTTGCAGGGCGGATTGCCTCCTGCGCTAGCGAATACGCCAACTGCCCCTGAAATTAAAACAATTGTTAAAAACATGACCGGGCCCAACCCAACATTGTTAGTTGATGCAACCCGAAATGACGTGCCATATAATACAAATTCTGTTCCGGCGTTTGATCAAACTGATTATTATCAAGGAACAACAACACCGCTTGACCAAATGGATCAAGAACAAGAAAATATGTTATATAGCCCCAACCCGATGGATCCTAATTGGGGAGGTCAAAAATACACCCAATCCCTCATTGATTCAGGATTCTATTCCGAAAATGAAGTCAGCATAAGGGTCTAAGACGAAAAAAAACAACAAAAAAAACAAAAAAGAAAAATGCAGTAAATAGACAATAATATTTTTATATTCAAATATTATTATCGCAATGTCAATGTCAATGTCAATGTCAATGTCAATGTCAAAGTTTATATACTCGCTTCTAGCATTTTTATTTGCCACACAAACGCAATCATATCAAGTAAAAATAGTGAATACTGCTATTATATCATTTTTACCTGAACTAAAATTGCATAATATTGTTTTGCTGCAAAAAAATAAACCAGATATTAAAACACCCGAAGAATCAATATTAAAAGACGTTTATTTAATTGATTATACACCAAAACAACGACCAGATTTTGTTGGTTATGTGAAAATGTTTTTAGGACACAACATTCCTGGAATTATTCGCTTTGTTCATTTGAAAGAAACAACGCAACAAACATTAGTAGACGATTGGGTTAATGTAACCGAAGCGCGCGGTTGTGCCAATTATGAGAAAAACCGAAAAAAACTTGGAGATAAAAAAATTTCGGATCTTATAGACTCGTGGCCCGCATCATTTAACGTTTATAGTCATAATTGCCAACATTTCAGTGACTACTTGATAAAAAATTTAGAGAGAGTTGAAAAAATTTAGAGTTAAACAGAATCAATGTATTTCATGACATTGTTAAGCGACGCTTTAGCCGCGTTTAGCTCATTAAGAGTCTTGATTGTGTCAATGTTATCGCTAGCATTTTCTCCACTCGCGTTTATAGATAAAACCGTTTTCAACATTAATGCATTAATATAATCATCCATATGCAAAACAACGCTCTCGTAATTTTTTTTGTAATCTTTATTGTTGAGTAATAATGTGTCATTTTGCAATTTAGTCGCCATATTTTGCAATGAGCTAGCGTAGTTTCCAGAAGAAGCACCAATTCCTGTAGTGGCGGATGCATCGGTTGGGTTCGTCAAACCTTCCATTACATTCATATGAAGTTTGAGAGACTTTGTTGCTAAAAATATTAAAAACCCAATAATAACAACAATACCAACAATTTTAATGAAATCCTCCGTCATTTATAGTATATTATACTTCAAGAAAACAAAAATGCCGCTTTGATTCATTATATATTTTTTTGTTTTGTTTTTGTTTTGTTTTTGTTTTGTTTTTTTAATTTGGGATTTTTCATTTGGATTTTAGTTTGTAATGGCTCTAAGATTTGAGATACTTAATTACATTTGCGATAACCGTCTTGTTAATTTTGCGAGTTTGACCCTTTGCGTTTACATAACTAATATCCTTGAGGCAATTTTCGTTTTCATTTATTTTTTCAATTAGATTTTTAACGGTTTTAAATTCCTTCATAATTGCAACGGCGCTTGTTGAACTAATTCCAGGAATTTGGCAAAGCATAATTTCTCCAATATTTTCAGGAATTACGTTTTCCTTCTTTACCTTTTTAACAACCCCACAATAATCACTAGCCGATTGCTGGTTCTCAACCGCGTCTTCACCTGTAAAAACGGCCGGAGAAGGAACATTTGAATAAAATGCGGTTTTATCGGTTGATCTATTCAACTTATAAGCCATGTTGCAAATCATTAAAGCGGATTCTTCAGTATTCATGCTTCTTAAAACAGAAAAACCCTTGAAATAATTGAGAGAAAACATGGCGGAATACAAAGTCGTCTTATCAATGCGATCCTTGAATGAATTTATCGCATTCATTCTATTGACGTCGCCTTCAATCAAATAACATATGTTGTGGTTGTGGTGCTGCAACCCATTTAATCTATACGACTGCTCTTCATATCTCCCATCCTTTATGCTAGAAGCCAAATCTACTAAACTTTTTCTCTCTATAACAACTTTGTCGGAACTGTCACTCAGAATTATGTCCCCAATTGGCAAGGTTTCAACCGATATTTCTAACCCCTTATAAATTGGTCCAGTTTCAATAAAATGTTTGCATAAACGTATTAATTCGTGTTCCCGGTTGTCAATCCTGATTCTCATTTAATAACTTAAGTATCATTTAGTTATTAAATTATTTTTCGTGTTAAGTAATATAATTTGTTTTAGAAATATTGTAACAAATACGTTTAACCTAACATACCAGAGTGTGACACAGCATAGCCGTTTCTGTTGTATTGCACGGGGCGTCTAGTTGTATTTCTAATGGCGAATGCAACTGAGTTGTTGCAGCAGCCTTGAGGGGCTCTGCTCAAATAGTTTCCCATGTTTCCGCGAGTCCAAGTGGGGCCATATTGAACGGTGCCCGCCTTTTTAACTCCGCCAACAGATCCACCGCTTTGAAGTCCTCTGTTAGTGATAACGTCAACATAACGGGCTCGGCCAAATTGTGATACCATACCAACCATTTATATATACACTAAATAAAATAATTTTTTGAAAGGCTGGAACAATAATTATTGTCAAAAGGTTTAAACACTAACCGAGATAATTAATATAAATGGACGACAAGACAAACGAAAAAAACATATTGCATGACGATGATATTGTTAAGGGAGAAGATGGGTTGGTGTTCAATCCATACAATCCCCTAAATGTGGAGATTACATTGAATGAAGTTCAATCTATTCTCACTAAATATGGAGTTCCAGGAATTGTAAAGAACGTGGAATTATATAAACGAGCATTTGTTCACAGGTCTTATACCAAGCGCCCTCAATTGGAAAACGCTATTCAAAATATTACGATTGTTGAGCGCCCGTCAGATTGCATGCCATTGAAAACGAAATCAAACGAAAGGTTGGAGTTTCTGGGAGACGGCATTCTTGAGTTGGTAACAAAATATTATTTGTATCGCAGGTTTCCTAAAGAGAACGAAGGGTTTATGACCGAGAAGAAGATTGCTATTGTAAAGAATGAGGCCATTGGAAAAATCGCTATGGAGATGCATTTGAATAAATGGCTTATATTGTCAAAACACGCGGAGGAGAAGAAAATTAGAACAAATCTGAAGAAGCTCGGGTGTTTGTTTGAATCATTTTTAGGAGCATTGTTTCTGGATTTCAATAAAATAAGCGTTAAGGATGAAGAGGGTTGGTTCCAAAACGTCTTTGTTACTGGGCCAGGATTTCAAATTGCTCAAAAGTTCATTGAAAACATTTTTGAAAAACACATAGATTGGATCGCACTTATTCAAAATGACGACAATTATAAGAATATTCTACAGGTTAAGATCCAGAAGGAATTTAAGGTGACGCCTCATTATTTAGAAATTGAGCACGATTTAGAGAACGGATATAAAATGGGGGTATTTTTATGCATTGGCCAACAAGTATACAACTGTAAACTAAGCGACGCCATTCACATTGACTCGCTCAAAACATTTCAGACCATAAACGAACACATTCAACAACACGATAAAATCTTCGTGTATTTGGGCGAAGGTCAGCATAAAATTAAAAGGAAAGCCGAACAAATTGCTTGCAATGAAGCACTGCAAAAGATTAATGGTTATTCCGCTTAAAAATTAGAATTAAATCGGTGTTTGAAATGAAAAAAAGTGTAAATAGTATATAAGTATAAACAATGAATCCTTTAGAGTTACTAAAAGAAAAACTACGAGTAAAACCAATTGTAGAAGAGGTGCAAAAGGTTTCAGTTGCTATACCTATTGCCAACGCTCCTGAAAAAGTTGAAATTAGTAAGGTGACAATTCTAGACGAGCGTGGAAAACAACCTGGTTTTAGTAGAAAAGAATTATTGGAAAGATTAAAAGAAAATAAAATGAGCGCGGTTATTTTAAAACCAACTGTTAAAATTGGAGAAACTGTTGAAGAACCTGTTGTTATAGAAAAGAAAAAGGCAAAAAAAATCGCGAAAAAGGTTTTATTAAAATTAGAGGAAGACTTAGGAGAAGAGGTGGAAAAAGGCGAAGAAGAAGCCGAAGAACGAGTTGTAGAAGAAGAGGTTCCCAAAAAACGTCGCACAAAAAGACCCACGAAAGGGGTTGTAATAATTCCACCTGAAGAGTGGGTTGACATTGATAGAATAGAAACTATTGCACGTCTTCCTCCAAAGAAGCCCCATGTTAATATCAAGGTTTCTAGTTATTTTATGAATAACCGAGAGAAATTTGTTAATTTCATCAACTCATTATTTTCAAGTTATCGCGACGCGGTGATGGATGACACAACACAAATATCGTGTGATAGCATCGGAAAATCCTCCTCGGAAGATTTCACCCTTTTAAATCATCAAAAATTGGTGCGCGATTATTTAAATTTATACACACCTTATCGCGGGCTTTTGCTTTTGCACGGATTAGGATCTGGCAAAAGTTTATCATCCATTGCAATTGCTGAAGGGTTTAAGAGCAAAAAGAAGATTATTGTAATGACACCGGCTTCATTGAGAAGAAATTACATGGAAGAACTGAAAAAATATGGGGAACCCATTTATAAAAAGAATCAATTTTGGCAGTGGATTTCAACGAGAGATCACCCGGAAGCAATTGAAACTCTTTCCAGTGTCTTGAATTTGTCTATTGAGTATATTAATAAAAAGAAAGGCGCATGGCTCGTGAATACAACGAAACCGAGTAATTATGACTCTTTGGAGTCAAGCGAGATAAAGAGCTTAGACGATCAGATTGACGAAATGATTCAATACAAATATAAGTTCATTAATTATAACGGGTTGCGAAGAGATAAATTGAGAGACATGACAAACAATTTTGAGACGAATATATTTGATGATGCTGTTATTATTATTGACGAAGCTCACAACTTTATTAGTAGGATTGTGAATAAACTCTCAAAAGAAAAGGAGATTCCAATTGATAAAAATGGCAAAAAAGAACGTCTCCCATATTCTTTGGCTCTCGTTCTTTATGAGCTTTTGTTAAGCGCTAAAAATGCTCGCATCGTTTTACTAACTGGAACTCCTATTATTAACTATCCGAATGAAATTGGAATACTTTTCAACATTCTTCGTGGTTACATAAAGACGTGGGAGATTCCTCTTGACATTCGTTCTGGACAATCTGTAACCAAAGAAAAATTGCAAGAATTATTTGCGAGAGAAAAAGTTTTGGACTATTTTGACTATTCCAAAGATAAAGTTATTACGGTTACAAGAAACCCATTTGGGTTTGAAAATAAATACAAGACGGATAGCGGGTATCACGGAGTTACAAATAGACCCAAAGAAATTAAAGACGCCGCCGGGAAAATGCACATGGAAGAAAGAGGTACAATTAGCGACCAAGACTTTGAGAGAAGAGTTGTCAGCATTTTGGAGAACAATAAAATAGGAGTTAATACTGCCGGAATTAAAATTACTCTTCAAAAAGCTCTTCCAGATAGATTTGACGACTTTGTTGAAAAGTTTGTCAATGTTGAAAATGGCAACACAAAGAACATGGAATTATTCAAGCGACGCATTATTGGCTTAACGTCTTATTTCAAAAGCGCACAAGAATCACTTATGCCAAGGTATGAAAAGTTGGCGGATTTCCACGTAATTAAAATACCGATGAGCGATTACCAATTTAAAGTTTATGAAGCAGCTCGTGCTCAAGAGAGAAAACAAGAAAAATCGTCAACGCAAAAAAAGGGAGTCGTTGACGAAAATGGAATTTATAAAGATCCTTCATCAACGTACAGAATTTTCTCTCGTTTATATTGCAATTTTGTTATGCCAAAACCCCCTGGAAGACCTCTTCCCAAAGAAGAAAAAGAAGAGGAAACTCAAATAGAACAAATATACGAAGAGGCTTTAAAGGAAACTTCCAAAAAAGGCACGAATGATTTGGAAGGAGAAGCCTGGGACGGAGAATTGGAGGGCGATGAGGCGATTGATAAATTGGCCGATTCTACATATGAATCTCGCATTCAAAAAGCCATTGAATTTTTGAAAACGAACGAGGGTACTGTATTGTCTCCCAAAGGATTGGAAGAATATAGCCCAAAATACCTTCATATATTGGAGAACATTCAAGACCCGGCGCACTTGGGGTTACACTTAGTTTATAGTCAATTTAGAACATTGGAGGGCATTGGAATTTTTAAAATGGTGTTAGAAGCAAACGGGTTTACTCAGTTTAAAATTAAAAAGGATTCCGCTGGAATTTGGGATTTAGATATTAGCGAGGAAAATATGGGGAAACCAACATTTGCACTCTATACTGGAACAGAGACCGCGGAAGAAAAGGAGTTAATTCGTAACATTTATAATAGCAATTGGGACACGAAGTCTCCCATAACATCAAAGTTGAAAGAAATCGCGCACAATAATCATATGGGCGAAATTATCAAAGTGTTGATGATTACTGCGTCTGGATCAGAAGGCATTAATTTGCGCAGCACGAGATATGTTCACATTATGGAGCCTTACTGGAATCCAGCGCGCATTGACCAAGTTGTTGGTAGAGCTAGAAGAATTTGTAGTCACAAGGAATTGCCGGAGGCGCTTCAAACCGTTGAAGTGTTTTTATATTTGATGACCTTTTCAAAAGAGCAAATTTCTCCTAAGAATGATGCTGCCATTGAGTTAAAGAGAAAGGATAAGAGTAAAAGGAAATACAAAATTCCCGTTGAGGGAAAAGAAGAAAAAGATTTGAAGGAGGATTTTATTCCTCTTACTAGCGACGAAGCATTGTTTGAGATTTCAACGATTAAAGAAGAAGTCAGTTTTAAAATAATAACGGCTGTAAAAGAGGCGTCTATTGATTGCGCAGTTTACTCAAAGCGCGGATCCAAAGAGCAACTCAACTGCTTGCAATTTGGCGAGCCATCTTCAACCGCGTTTTCTTATATTCCAAGCTATAAAAAGGAGGAGCCCGATTCAACAACTAAAATTAACAAGAACCCTATTGAATGGAGAGGAAAACCATACGAATTCCGCGGTAAAAAATATATTTACAGGAAGATTGATAAAAATAATGGAAAGTTATATGACTGGGATAGTTACCACGCGGCTCTTGAAAATTCACAGATTCAACCCGTTTTAATCGCAGACGTAGAGCAAACGCCAAAGGGTGTTAAAATTAAAATGGTTCAATAATTTCAAACGCTTATATTGTAAACAATGTGTTATACAATATACACCTTTGGACATTTAAAATGGGACAAATAATTAGCATTATAATATTTTTGTATTATACTATGAAACATAAAAGCGATGATTACAAAATATCTGCGATTAAATATTACTTGAAAAATAACGATGATATTAGAAAAACTTGTAAAATATTTGATTGTAATAAATCATCATTACATAGATGGATACGAAAATGAAACTAATATTAGATTATGTCCAGTATGTAGAGCATAAACAATTAACATAAAAAATATAAAAATTATTTATGTTAAATAAAGTAAATGCGATTAAAAAGCGAGTTATATAAGAATGAACAAGATGAAATTATTGATAATATTATTAGTATTTTAGATTTGAAAAACAAAAAAACATATACTCTATATGAATTAGACCACAATGAAGAAATACAAAAACAAATAATGAAACTCATACCTGAAATACGAAAATGGTTTGCATTTAACAATTTGAAAGCGGTTGGCGAACCTGAAAAAATTAAACGACCTTGGTTGTCAATTATCAAACAACTGGTAAAAACAAAATATACAATAGAAAACAACGAGCAACAAATCAAAATTAATGAAAAATGGATAAAAACTCCTATGTATATTTTTACAGAACTTTAGGGATATTTACTTAAAATATACTATTTAGAGAATTCTACTTAAAATAATAATCTCTTTCTATTATAAGAATGGAAAAAGCAAAAGAGAAACCACCTGAGTTTTTCAAATCCATCAAAACATCACTTAAAAGTGTATTGAAACATCCTGAAATCAATACAAAAATACTTAATAATGCTGTCATAAAATCAAATAAAATCGTTATTCATACTTTACAATTTCTCAAACTCTATTTATTGGATTATTATGAAAATAACAATAAAACCTTACCAAACATAAGCAAAGAACTCATTAATAATTCTATGAAGGTGGTTTGTGGTGAGAAAAATGAAAAACGTGGAAAACCAGCAAATCTAGAAACAATTGAAATGAAGAATGTTCTTACAACTTTTTTCAACAAACATTATTTACCACTTATGCAAAATGACCCAATTGATTATGCTGGATTGAATACCGTATTAGATTATTTGAAGGAAGACATTATTACGATGTATGAGAACAACATACAATTGCATTATGTGGAGTATGTAGAACGTTATGTAAATGTTGTTTGGAAAAAGAAAATAATTGTAGATAAATTACGAAAAATATGCAAGACCAAAAGAGAACGTGAAGAACGATTAAGAAATCTTTGTAGTGAATTGCGAAAAATAAAAAGTGATTTATTGAACGTGGATGGGAAATCATACCAATCAAAAAACTATTACCATAAATGGATTACTGAACAAAAACATCATATTTTGCCAAGCAAAACCAAGTTTGAGAAAAATAGCATAATGTATGATTTGAAATGCAAACCGATGGATTATTTGCGGGCTATGATTTTTATGATGAAACGCATAGAGAATGATGGAGAAAGTATAAACAATGTATTTCCATTACGAAGTGAAATTGCACCAAAATATATACGTTTAGATACTACCACATTAGTCAATTTATTGTTGAGGAAAGAACACGGAACAAAGGGTTTTTTCAAAACAAATGGAGAACTGAAAAAGAATGAGGATAAGATTTGGAAGTTCTTTTTTAGAACAGAACGAAAAATGTTTCATAAAACGGATTATTCATTTCATCATATGGTTTCTACAGATGGTATTGGTTTGAGTATTTTGTTTTTTCGTGATGATTTAGTTGGTAAAAAACTACCAATGATGAAAAAAGGAATAACTAAAGAGTTATATATTGATGAACTTGGTGATTATTCCAATTTGCGTAGTAAAACGATTGTAGGTATTGACCCTGGAAAAGACGACCTTATTTATTGTGTAGATGATTCTTCCAAAAATGCAAATGTATTTCGGTATTCACAAAATCAACGCAGAAAGGAAACTAAAATGAAGAAATACACTAATATTATTTTGGGAATGAAACACACTAAAATTGCAGGTAAAACCATCATAGAATATGAAACTGAATTATCACATTTTAATCGTAAAACATTAGTAATTGCAAAATATAAGGAGTATTTACGTGAAAAGAATAGAATCAACCATATATTATTTTCTTTTTATCGTAAAGATTTATTCCGTAAATTAAAGTTTGGCAAATACATAAATATCAAACGAAATGAACAAAAAATGATTAATAATTTCAAAAGGATATATGGTAATCCTAATGATGTTGTCATCTGTATAGGTGATTGGGAACAACGAAAACAAATGAAATACAAAGAACCAACATTAGGAAAGGGAATGCGAACCTTGTTTAGAAAGAATAATTATAATGTGTATTTAGTGGATGAGTTTAGAAGTAGTTGTAAATGTTCAAAGTGTGATGGTGGAATGTGTGAGAAGTTTATGGTAAGAACACATCCAAACAAAAAGAAAAACAAAGATGAATTACGGTTAATTCACGGACTATTACGCTGTAAGAGCGGTTGTGGGTCGTGGAACAGAGACCGTAATGGTTCATCAAATATCTACAAAATAGCAAAGAATGCAATAAATAACAAAGAAAGACCAAGTTATTTATGTAGAGAAATAAAAAGTAATCAAAGTGCTTCAACGAGCACTTATAACCAAACTTTACTACAGGTATGAAAAGACCTAACTCTGGTGCATTTTTAATGAGATTTGACCCATTTTAAATGTCCAAAGGTGTAAACTATTCTGCAATAAGTACATTTCTTGTAAACAGCGAGGTTAGAATAATAAACGACATCATGGTTATCTTTCTAATTTTTTTGTATTTTTCAAAATATTCCGCGCGAGATTCGTATTTGTATAATTTTTTAAGACGCTCGGCTTCTGTTTCTTTTGTCTTATTATAAGTAAATGCTATGCCTGATAATACAGTTAACAAAAACATCTCGGTTGGAGTGAACAATGTGTGTGCACTTATATTAGAATTTAACTGAGAAAGGAATAAGTCTATGTTGAAGAACTCTTTATAAGACATTTTTGTTACAACTGACGCTGATGCTAACCGAAGTTGGTCGTTTTTAACCGTTTCATATAGAGGCGTCAGAGGATATTCTGTTGTAGGCGCGGAGGTGTGATCCACTTTTTTCGGAATATAATTTTTGAACCCCGACGGAGTGTATTGTGTAAATGGAATTTCTTCCCAGCTTACTTCACCCGCGTCTAGATTGTCTTCATTATTCATGTTAATTAACCGAGTTCTTCTTGGGACTCTAATAGATTTTATAAAAGCTTGCGATTTTGGAAGCAACAATAACCCGAATATCAAAGTTATATACTTCATTCTTCTGTATAATTACTCTCAATATTATTGTTTTCAAAAGGTTCAATTTTATTATTATTATTGTTATTATCGTTTTTATTTTGAAGTAGTTCTAAGATTTTATTCATTTTATTTTCTAGACTGTTTATCTTGTCATTCATAACTTTTATTTCTGATTTTATTTCTTTTTGGCCGTTGTTTTCAATGTCATTTGCAATCTTTGGCTTTGTTTCAGATGCGACGTATTTTAATTTTGAGAAAATGTTTGATCCCATCTTTTGATTTTGTTCCATCTCTATCTCTCTAACTTCAAAGTTTATTTCGTTAACTTCATATTCTTTATTTTCACCCCAGGATATTTGTTTTTTATTTGTTGGCAATTCATCCCCGATTTGAATCAGTTTTGGAGTTACTTGATTCTTGTATTGATAATCGTATTGTTTCTGTTTTTCTTCCATTTGAACGTTGTTTTGCTGCTTTTGTTGTATTTTTTCGGATTTTACAGAAGTTTCTGCGGGTCTAAGAAACTTTTCAACGTCATCTTTATTCGCGCCTTTATGAAGTTCCTCAATCTCAAAATTTCGCTGCGCTAATGTTCTGGCAATTAACTCGCCCATAGCGCTTCCGATTGGTTTATCTACATTGTTGTCGCTGAATTTCGGAGCTTCTGGAACAGGAACTGCAATTGCATTTAAAAAATCGTTTTTCTTTGCTTCCAAGTTTTTTTCAAAAGCACTTATACGTTCAGCTTGAATATCCTCGGCCTTAAAAGGTTGATTTTGTTGAAAGGTCGGCGGTGGTTGTTGAAAGGATGGTTGCGGTTGTTGTTTTACAGGTTCATTGAAACTTTGCATAATCTGACTTATAAATTTCTTATTCATTTGCATCAAATTCTGGGCAACGGTTTTCTCTCTTTCAAAGAAAGACCTGGCTTGATTTATAAAGAAAGCTCTTGCCCTGGTGAATTGTTCTTGACTTTTTAAACGATCCTTTATATCGTCTAAAATAATTTCCCATATCATTTCTATGTTTTCAGTTGTAATAAAATCTATATTTATCTGTTTTGATGCCATATAAATAATATCGCAATTATTATTTATATACTTTTACGTCGTGTTTTCATTATAACTCCTTATTGAAATATACCTTTCTAAATTGTTCCATGTATTTATCGTCTAAAATATGCGTCTTAAAATAAGTGCTATCGTGACGATCTTCAAGCATATGTGCTATGAAATATAAAGAATAAACGCCGCATTCCGTGTCTCCGTATTGATGTTCAACTGGATAATTCTGGTCAAACTTAATTTTTATTGGGACTTTCAATTGCTTTCCTTGTTTAATAATTCTTTTCACCAATTTCATAACTTGCTGCGGCGCTTTGTCCCCGGCGCTATCAAAAAAGAAAATCTCTCCTTTTTTAATATTGATGAACATGGAAACCCAATGAGAACCGCCTTTATAATGCGGATCCAAGTTGAATATTATTCCGATTTTGAATCTTCCGTTTTTAATTTCCTGTTCCAAATTGAAATGGCACAATTCTTCCCAAACGCATTCACCATATAATTTATGCGTGTCAAAATCAATGGGCGAAGGCCCAATAAAATCAAAACACTTATATTTCTCTTCGTATTGTTTCATCACGTCTAATATGTCAACGCTTGAAAGCCATTCGTTTGGATTTTTACTCCAGTCTTTGGGGGAAACCGGTGCATAAGACTCTTGCAATTCTTTATTTAGTTTTCCGTCTACAAATTTCTGCTTTAACCAACACGATTCTTTATTGCAAATGCCTTTTAGTTTTGAATTTAACGCACTCCATATTTCTTTGGAATCATTTGCCTCAATTTTTGATTCAGGATGTCTCGCGTTCCATAAATCTTTTAATTTATATAATGTTTCATCTTCTAAACACGTGTAACCTTTTTTGGCGGTTTTTGGGCTGCACCTCAACTTTACGGTATCTAATTGTTTTTTCATTTTTTCTCTAAATATGTGGTTTCTTCTTGTGCTATTATTTTGGGTTTGGGATTGGGATTGTGTTTGTTGTTTCCTCTGGTTTTTCATTGTTTTTATTTGTTTTTTCGGTGTTGTTTTTTTTATTTGTTTTGTCGGTGTTGTCTTTTTCAGGGGTTTCTTCATATTTATTATTGATATTATTCTTTTTACAAATTCCTTTATTTTTAAGATTTGGGTCTTTCAGATTAATGTCTTTTTGCATGGGAACAAATTGTTTTTTTTCAAGTTTAGTCGTGGTGCGTTTGACGAGTTTTTCAAGAGAGTTTGGTTCAGAAATTTTAATAGAACGCATCATCGCGAGATTCATTTCTTGTGAATTATAAGAAGGATCTAATGGAACCGCGTTTAAATTTTCGGCAGTCATTCCATTATAATCTTCTTGTATTATGTCAGATTTATCTAAAACCTTGAAATATTCAACGCAAACTCTCGCATAAGCATCAAACGCGCTTCCGACGTCTGGGTACATGGTTTCCGGCTTTTCGTTATTCAATAATTTTTTTGTTAGATCAAAAATACGTTTCTTATAAAATTTTTTATCCTTTCTTATGGTGTCTTTTTTTGTTGTTACGGATTGTTCACTCACGTGTTTTGCGTATTGGTTTTTATTCATTAAACACTCTAACGTTATTTCCGTAATTAGACTGTCATTCATTATATTTGTTATTGATATACTAATTTTATATTAATAACACTAACTAAGTTATTTTATTTTTTTTGAACCCTTGGATCTGGTGTGCATGAAGAAGAAGGCTGTTGGTTGTCACCCAATCCTCTAATTTGTTGGCGGGTGCAATTCTGAAATAAACCTTGACCAACATTCTCAGGGTTCGGGTTAAAGGAACTAAAATGTTCCGTTTGAAATAAACCAGGAAATGGTTGTTGCACATTATTATTGGGCTTAAATCCGAATTTATATAAATCGCTGTCCGCGCTTGGCACATAAACAGATTGGCTGCATGATTGAAGAGCGTAAATTTGATTCCTTAGCTCAGATTCAGTGTTAATGTTAGTCGCAAATCCAGACCAAGGGGATTGTGTATTTCCCGGGTTAAAAACCTCGTTTGTGCTATAAACAGGTTGTTGAACAACGGGAACGTTTGCAGGTGCTCTTGGGTCAACAATAGGCATAATAGAATATTTTGTCATCACGGGTCTAACATTCAAATATGGCTGTAACATGTGCGATGGAATATTTCTGTCATATATGCGAGTATTTGTGGAATTTGTTATTTGGGAAGCACATTCTCTAAAACCTTGTGTCGTCATTATTAATATACTGGAATATAATTTATTTTCTTATACTTCTCTAAAATGTGTAAAACAGATATAAAGAAATTTGGATTAATTAATGGAGACAAGGTATGTGTGGGATTTTCGCATTATTTAACAATGATACACAATTTAAACAGAAGTTTATTCAAGATGAGTTTGTTAAAGGTCGGGGGCGTGGTCCGGAATTCTCTAAACTGACCAACTTTGCTCTAATGTGTTTATTGGGATTTCACAGGTTGGCGATTAACGGGTTAAACGAAGTTTCCAACCAACCAATTGTCATTGGAAGCGTCGCGTTAATTTGCAATGGCGAGATTTACAATTATAAGGAGCTCTATAAAATGATGGGTGTAGAACCGACAACCCAATCGGATTGCGAGGTTATTATTCATTTATATAACAAATACGGGATGAAACAGACACTGCAAATGTTAGACGGGGTTTTTGCATTTGTTCTTTGCGACGTTAGCATAAATCTTCCGGCTGGAAAAATGTATTTGGCTAGGGATCCTTATGGGGTTAGGCCGCTGTACGTGTTGAAACCAGCAGATGGTCTTCAGGTGTCAGAGAATGATCACGGGAAAAACATTTATAGTTATGCTTCAGAATTGAAAGTTCTATCTGAATTCTCTAAAGAACTACCCAATCATTGCGTTGAACATTTCAAGCCTGGCACTTATTCCAAATTTGTAATGGAGTACAAAGTTTCGCCAAAATGGCAACTGAAAAAAGAGTACCACGCGTATCATTCAACTGGGTTTTCAAGCGTTGTTTCCGAGACAGATTGCGATTTGCAGCGAGTTTATAAAGACATTCAATATTATTTGATGGAGGCTGTTAAAAAGCGAGTTCTAATTACAGAAAGGCCGATAGCTTGTTTGCTTTCAGGTGGGCTAGATAGTAGTTTGATTACTGCGCTTGTTAACGAATGTCATAAGAAGAACTCTGATAAGCCACTTGAAACTTTCAGTATTGGATTGGAAGGATCAGAAGATTTGAAATATGCGCGCGTTGTCGCCGATTATTTGGGAACAAATCACACTGAAATTTTGTTGAAGGAAAGCGACTTTATTGAAGCCATTCCTGATGTTATTTACGCCATTGAGAGTTATGATACTACCACTGTAAGGGCGAGCATTGGAAATTATTTGTTAGGGAAATATATTGCAGCAAATAGCGACGCCAAGGTCATTTTTAATGGAGATGGTTCCGACGAATTGTGTGGGGGTTATCTTTATATGCACGCAGCACCAGACGCAATTGAATTTGACAAAGAGTGCAGGCGTCTTTTAAAAGACATACATGCGTTTGACGTGTTGAGGTCTGATAAATGCATTTCGTCGCATGGTTTGGAACCTAGGACACCGTTTTTGGATAGAACATGGGTGCAAAAATATTTGAGTATTCATCCAAATCTTCGGTTTCACAAGGGGAAAAACCAATGCGAGAAATTTTTGCTTAGAAGCGCTTTTAGCGAAGAGAATTATTTGGATTCTCAAGGGAGTGCGTTACTACCAAAGTGTGTTTTATGGAGAACCAAAGAGGCGTTTAGTGACGGCGTTAGCAAAACAACTCGTTCTTTATATGAGATTATTCAAGAAGGGATTGCTTCGCGCGCGTCTGTTTTTAACACAAAGTCTGTTTTTAACGTAAAGTCTGTTTTTAACGCAAAATATGATTTGAATGATCCGGATACAGAAGAAAAGCGTTATTATCGCGGAATTTTTGAGACGACGTATTGTGGTTTAGGGAGCGTTGTTCCATATTTTTGGATGCCTCGTTATGTTAATGCGAAAGATGCCAGCGCTAGAACTTTAACCATTTACTCTGAAATAAATAAAAGCGACTAATTTAGAATTTAGAATGTAGCAAAAATATATATATTTTCAAACAAAAAATATATATCTATATATCATAATGTCCCAATCTTTCCTAGACGCATGCGGAAATTCACTCAGTTATACTTTGAATTCTACTAATAATACAGCTAGTCTTAATCAGGGAAATAGAAAAGGGTTTTCATACCCAGTGATTGTCCCTAGCACCGTAACTTATAATGGGACTGTCTACACAGTTACCACCGTGGGTGATCTTGCATTTTATTCTTCAAGTTGTCCATATACAATTTCTTTTCCAGATTCAGTAACAAATATGATGGCATACGGAATATTTAGCCACGCTAATATTGGAGGCTGCGTTTTGCCATCTAATATTGCAGCTATTGGATCTGGCATGTTTGAATTTACCAGTTTTGAACAATTTAATTTTCCGACTACCATTACAAAAATCCCATCTCTCACGTTTTACAGCAGTAATATAAAAAACATAGTTATACCCAATTCTGTAACTTACATTGATGACAGAGCATTTTATTCTTGTAACAATTTGAGGACGGTTGATATGTCAAACTCCGTTACAGGCATTCACGGTAACGCATTTCAAAATTGTGGCAATTTAACTAGTTTTGTTATGTCATCTTCTTTGGCAAGTTGTCCTATATTGCAAAATTGTTCTAGTTTACCAAGGATTGTGTTACCAGCATCTGTAACAAATATTCCAGACAACGCCTTTGCTGCTTGCACATCTTTATCGTCAGTTACTATTCTAGGACCTCTTACAAATATTGGTCAAAGCGCATTTTACAATTGCACAAGCTTGACAGGCATTGGTCTACCTGCGACAGTTTCAACCATCAATTACAACGCATTTGCAAATTGTACAAATTTGACAAGTTTTACATTTCCAGCAGCAGTTTCAAGCATCGCTACCGGCAACGCATTTTTTAATTGCGTGAAAATTAAAAACTTTTCGGTTGACCCATCAAATGCGTATTATTCCAGCGACAGTTCTGGTGTTTTATTTAATAAAGCTAAAACCACGTTGCTTTTATATCCAGCTGGGAATAGTAGAGCGTCTTACCAGGTACCAAGTACAGTCACAACAATCGGCGATTCAGCATTTGTTGGTTCCAAAAATTTGATAAGTATTACTGTAGATAGTTCTTCAGTAACTTTTGGATATCTTCCATTTGATAACGCAAACAATTTTAAAAATGTTTATTTTACATATCCAACTCCTCCGAAAATAACGGTGAGTACTTTATTGACCAGCGCGCAACAGAGCGTTGTAGTTGGTCGTTATCCCAAAACCACCACTCAAGATGCATCATATAACGCGGTTTTAAGAGCCGCTGGATTTACCAGCGTCTTATCCTATCCTTTACCAAACGCAGTCATTTCAGCGGTTTTCTCCGATAATTCTAACAATTATATAGACATTAGCGGAACCAATTTTATGGACGCTGCGATTATTACTATTAATGGAACTACGCAGCCAACTTCGTTTAAAATTGTAAACAACAATTTAATAGTTGCTTATTTTGAAACAAACACGCAAGTATCAAGCGTTTTAGTTTCTGATATTTTTGGCAACTCGTCTGATACATACCAATTGACGACCCCAATATTAACCACGAAACCCAGCATTTCAAGCGTTCAAATTGATTCATCTGCCAATTTAACGATTAATATTTCTGGAACTTATTTAAATCAAACTACCGATGTTGCTGTAAATGATGTTTCGGCTAACATTGTTTCAAAAAGCGACACACTAATAATAGCGTCATTGAACGCATTGGCTCGTGTAAACACAATAACATTATATGCGGGCTCTACAGCAGTTTTAAGACAAACTGTCAATCTATCAACTTACCCAAAATCTCCTCCTGTCATTACGGCGGCAACCACGGATTCTTCAAATTCATTATTCATAACTGGAACTAGTTTTTTGAATTTAAAATTGGTTGAAATTGTTAACGCTGGATCAGTTTATCAATCCTTTAACAGTTCTCAATTTGATATATGCGGAAATACATTGCTTCGTGTTAATCTATCGTCTCGTCTTAAAATGACTGCATCAATTAGGGTTACTGATAATTACAACGCGGTTTCAAATTTATTTTCTGCATTTCCACGCGTAATATCAAATACTTGTTTTCCCGCTGATACGCCAATTAGAACCGATCAAGGGTTGATAGCCATTGATAAAATTAATCCTGAGAAGCACACAATTCGCAAGAAGACAATTTTTGCTGTTACACAAACCATCCATCCCGATAATTATTTGATATGCTTTGAAAAGAATGCGCTAGGAAATAATATCCCTTGCGAAAAGACTATCATTAGCAGAGATCACGGAATATTCTATAATGGGAAAATGAGAAAAGCCAAGGCGTTTGTTAATGAGTTCCCCAATGTCAACGAAGTTCCATACAATGGGGAAGTGTTGTATAATGTTTTAATGGAGGAACACGACAAGATGATAGTGAATAATCTCATATGCGAAACTTTGAACCCTGAGAATGGCATAGCCAAGTATTACAGAATATTACCGTCATTAACTCTAGAAGAACAACAAGAGTTTGTAAAGAAGGTAAACTCGCGCGATATAAAAAAGAGCACCAGACCGGTTCTTCAAAGAAAATGATTAAATAAAAGACGTGGAAGGGTAGAAAGTAACAAACAAAAAACAAACAAAAAACAAAAAACAAACAAAAAACAAAAAACAAACAAAAAACAAACACAAAGAAAAAACAAATAAAAAATAAAAAACAAATAAAAAACAAATAAATAAATAATAACCTTAATTTATTATTTATTCGCAGTGTAATATAAGATTGTTATGGAAGTTAACAAGAGTCTTTATAAAATTCAGGATTTTTGGTTTAATATTTTTATCGGTTCCAGTTACTTGTTATACATTTTATTTGCATTGGGCATTTTCAGAAGTGCTCCACAATATTTGCAAACATTAGACTACTATGTAAAAATTTACATCAGTTTATTTTTGTTGTGGAGATTTAACCCTTTTAGAAGCGTGCAGTTTACTGAGTTGGATAGGAAAATATCTTTTAGCGCTGGAATCTTTTTATTTACAACTAGCGCAGTTAATCAAATACTCACGAAATATTTGGATAACGCTAAGAATATATTTCAAAACACTGTTCCCAAGGTTTAACGGTTCTTTTTAGTCTTTGATTTGTAAACTCGGTTTTTCAGAGTTTTTCTGTTCCCAGACGATGGTGGAGAAGTTCTTTTTTTATTTTTATTGAAGAAAAAATGCAAATGGTTCATAGTTTTTTTTGCTACTATTTTATCTATTTCATACTCTTCTTTATTTTTTTCAATGTAAGCAAATTCATAATTATTCATATTTTCTTTCATAAATTCTGAAAAACTTTTTTCTCTTTCTCTTTCCTTTTCGCCATCCTTATCAGATATTAATTTTTTAGAAGCAGGGCTCTTTATAAAGCGTTCAATCATGGAATCAAAATCTAAATCGTAAACATATGGTTTTATTTTAATATAATAAACTTCGTCTGTGTTCATGCCTGGATAATAAGTGTCATCCAAATAACATATTTCTATATTTTCACGCATTTTAGAACAACGCATAAAATCCTTGATTGTTTTATCGTGAGACGTTCTACAAAACTCAACTTGCTTCCCGTTTGCTTTAAAAGCAGATATAACATGATTAAACAATTTGTATTTTAGCTTATGGTCAAAATAATTTTTAATGAAATAGGTCCATTCTTTTGGGCCTTGGTTGTTTGTATAAATCATAACGCTTTGGCATTGTCTCGTTATTTTTTTCATCTTTACAAATTGCAAGATAGCCAAAATGTTTGGGCGAATGAATTCAGGAAATATATCTAACACGCTATTAAAGTACTCTTGTGTAAATATGCCTTTAGTGTCAGCATTTATAGATCTAGCATAATTGTGTAATGAATCCCAGAATATTCCCAACTCCACAAAATATCCCAGGGTTTCATCCAGGTCAAATACAACTATTTTTGTTTTATTAAGCAGCATCTAAAATAGTTGTATATATTAAAAATCAGTAAAATAGTTATTTATTGCAATTTATTTTATGTTATAACAATAATAATCATGTTATCTGGGAAGATTGGCACAGACATTTTTTCACCACAAAAAAATGTTAAGGAACTGGCTGAAGAAAAGTTGGCTTTATTGACACGACAATTTCAACGACTTAAAAATTATAAGAGTAATAAAAAGACTGAATATAACAGTATTATTCCTTTAAAAATTTATCAGACGTGGCACACTAAAGAATTGCCTGAGCGAATGAAACAATCCGTTGAACATTTAAAAAAGTGTCATCCAAGATTTGAACATTTTTTGTTTGACGATAACGATTGCAGAATGTTTATTGCTAAGAATTTTGATAAAAATGTTTTAAATGCATTTGACAGTTTGATTCCTGGTGCTTACAAGGCCGATTTATGGCGTTATTGCGTATTGTATATTAATGGTGGCATATATTTAGATATAAAATATGACTGCATAAACACATTTCACTTTATTGAGCTCACTGAGAAGGAGCATTGGGTTATAGACGCCGATGGCCGTAACATATATAATGCTCTCATATCGGTTATGCCAAAAAATGAAATATGCCTTAAATGCATAAATCAAATTATTGACAACGTAAATCATAGATATTATGGGCGGAGTTGCGTTGATCCAACTGGACCAGGTCTAGTTGCTAAATTTTTTGGCCCAGATGAGAGAAAAGAGATAGAACTAGAACACATATGGAATGTTCCAACTGGAGATAAATTTATTCTTTATAATAATGTGTCTATCCTTAAAATGTACAACGGTTATTACTATGAACAAGACAAAAATAAAAAAACAATGCACTATTCAGACTTGTGGATGCTAAGACGAATTTACAAATGATAATTAGTGGTGTGCGTTGATTTACATTAATTTGTTAAAACGTTCTTGACCCCAACCATCGGGTTCTCCTCCTGCAAACAAATGATGTATCATTGTTTTGTGAAATCTTTCGTACAGGAAACATATCATTGTTGGATTTTTATAGTTGTAATATTTCTTTTTATCACTAAAAGTTCGCATATTATTTTCAGTCAAATATTTTTCAATCCCGTCTGTAAAAACTCCGGGGCCAGTTAAATAATGAATTACGTGTTCTCCTCTAATTTCTTTAATGGTTAAAATTCTTTTAACCGACAATTCAATAATAGACTTTAATATTGGGGAATTTGCAGGGGCCGCGAAACACCATTGACACAAATGCATATTGTCCGATTCTGGAGAGCAAACAAGTTGCGTCTCGTATGAAGTGAAAACGTTTGGATCACATACGCAAATAGTGTCTGCATCAGCATATATTCCACCATATTTATATATAATGCAGTATCTCCACAAATCGGCTTTCATTACTGCGATAGGAAGTCTATTGTAAGCGTCGTATATTTCACTGCCAAATTCTTCAACCATTTCGGTTTTCATAAATTCATCGCACATTTCATTTGTATAAAAATGATACCCAAACTCAGGAACAAAACGCCTCCAAGAATTCATTGCATTTCTTATATTGGGTTTGGTTTGAATATATTGAATTGATTTATGGGTTTGAAATATTCTTTTTGGGATTTTTATTCTATTCTGTGAAACCATTTCTTTTTCTGGTTCTTCTACTACTTGTTGTTCTTCTACTACTTCGGGTTCTTCTACTACTTGTTGTTCTTCTACTACTTGTTGTTCTTCTACTACTTCGGGTTCTTCTACTACCTCTAGTTGTTGATCTTCTTGGTGTTCTTCTACTACTTCGGGTTCTTCTTGTACTTGTTCTTCAACTTGTTCTTCTTCTTCGTCTTCGCCTTCACTTTTAGCATAATCCGCGTTTATAGTATCAACGTAATGAATTATGGGATCTTCTATTAATTCCTCTTCATCGGACTCATTGTCAGACTCATTGTCAGACTCATTGTCAGACTCATTGTCAGACTCATTGTTTTGATCTTCCTCATAGTATTTCAAGTATTCTTCTTCGCCAACAAAATCGGCTAAGTTATAATCTGTGTCTTGGTCATCAGAAACAAATTCCATAATATTAGCACCTTTTATATTTTTATTTTTTAAACCAATAAAAATAAAAATAAAAATATTTGCCTAATCTAAATCTAATTCCAAGTAAATGCCTTATACAATTACAAAATCTGATTATTCTAAAATACTAAATTATTACGGGGTAGACGTTCCGAAAAAGAATGAAGAATTAAAACATAAAGCAGAAGGGATTTTAGCAAAAAAATTATGTTCTTGCATTAAAAAGGTTGGTGGCCCGAAAAACGAATCGCGCGCCATCGGCGTCTGCACAAAAACCGTTTTAAATAGAAAAGGCTTGTCGCGTGGGAAGTTTAAATGCAAAAACGGAAGAAAAATCAATCTAATTAAGACTGTAAGAAAGATTAAAATCGGCAAAAAAAAGACGCAAAAAAGGCGTTAAACTTGGGATCAGATTATTATCTATTATATTTATATGCAAGTGCAAAATAAATATGATATCATTATTATTGGAGGAGGAATCGCAGGATTATACAGCGCCTATAAAATTCTAAAAATGACACCTGAAACCAAACTGTTAGTTCTTGAACGCCATAAAAAACAATGGTTGGGTGGCCGAATGAGCAACGAAATGTTTCAAGGAACCCAGGTTGTAACTGGCGCGGGCGTTGGTCGCAAAGAGAAAGACCATCTCTTAATTCAACTTTTGAGAGAACTAGGAATACATTATAACGAGTTTCAAGTTTCGCATAATTACGCACAAACCATTTCACCCCCATGCGACGTCAAAAAGGTATTTAATATATTAAAAAAACAATTTAAAGAAGCCCCCGCCCCGGGGAAAACTTTCAAAGAATTCGCGCTACCCATCCTAGGTAAAAAACTTTATAAGAATTTTACAGTTTGTTCAGAGTACACTGACTATGAAAATGAAGACGCTTATGATACCTTTTATAATTATGGGTTTGAAGACAATTACAATAGTTGGACGGCACTTCACATTCCTTGGAAAGAACTCGTTGAAACTATAGCAAAAAAGATAGGAGTTAAGAATATTCGCGTTTCCAGTGACGTAATTGATATTGAGAAGGCAGCGCCTTGCAATTTTGTCGTTTATACTGATAACGGGGCGTCTTATTCATGTAAAAAAGTTATAATGGCAACTACTATAACTAGCGTTAAAAATCTTATTGTAGGAGCTGATTATAAAAATAGCATCTATCAACAAATTCATGGGCAAACCTTTTTACGTCTATACGGAAAATTCTCAAAAGCTTCTGCCGAGATTATGAAACAATATGTTTCAGGAATTACAATTGTTCCTGGGCCTCTAAAAAAAATAATACCAATGGATCAAAAAAAAGGCGTCTATATGATTGCGTATTCGGACAACGAAGACGCGAAGGTCTTAAAAGACCGGCTTAAAAATACACCAAAAAATAGAGAATATTTTTGTGAGTTGTTGGAAGAATCTCTCGCAATTCCTAAGGGATCACTTGATTTAATTGCTATTAAGGATTACTATTGGCCAATTGGAACGCATTATTACGACCCGTTAAGAGCGCCATTTAAAAACCGTAGGGAGTTTATAAAGGAAGCTCAGAATCCGATGCCAGGAATGCTTATTGTTGGAGAAATGATTAGTATGAACCAAGGTTGGACTGAAGGCGCGTTGGAAAGTGTGGAAGCGGTTGTTACAAAAAAATGGATTAATGGCAACTGCTGAGTTATTTGTCTCCAGTTATTGCATAGTAACCGTGATAGCCAATTGAGGCAAAACCCAACATCAATAGGAATTCGTAGGCTTGTCTGGGCGTTGCTTCTTTATTGTATCCAATGTAAATTAAGAGGGGACCAACTACAAATATGTGAAATAAATTGACCCATGGATTTTTGCCTGTGCTAACTTTAAGATATGTCTTATACATGTGATAAAAGACAATGATAACTCCAAGAGAAAGCAAAATTGGATACACAAAAGCTGGTGTGTTCGTGGATTTAATTCCCACATACAAAAATAGAGTTCCTACAATTAGAATGTGAAACAAGTGAACGTAAAACTCGCTCATATTATTATTCTATATTATAATCATTTATTTATTTTTTCTCGGCAAAATATATAAATGGCGGATAAGAAGTTTAACTACTCCAATACTCAGATTCATCAATCTGGTGGCAAAAAAACTGTCAGAAGAGTTCTTGTTAAAAAAGGGAGAGGCCACAAGAGTGTTAAATATTACAAAAGTGGCAAATTGGTTTCCACCGTTAAACGCGGATTAAAACCAGTTGAAATCACCTTTATCAAAATGGGCAAATTTATTCCTGGATTATTCAATGATTGTGGGTGCAATAAAACAAAGAAGCATCGTTAGATAATTATTCCAATTCTATTTATTATTTATTATTTATTATTTATTATTTGGAAAGGTGATCTAGTGCTGATAATAAAACTAATTCTTGGCTTGTCAACTTTTGGAAAATAAGGCACTCTTCCATTTTTATTCGGTAATATTTATTCGCAAAATTCTTGCACGTGAGAGAAATGCCCTCGTCTGTAACATTTATTTCGCATAAAATTCCTCCAGCCGCCAAATGAACATTTTCCGGATCTTTTATGGGAATCCATCTTACAAACGCACCATAACGAAGTTCTGACATCTCGTCTACGTAAGCGTATTCTTTAAGTTTCTGCAATAACCCTTTTATTTCTTCTTTTGATAAGTGCAGCTCGCTTAAAATCTCCTTTTTCATTTCAGTTATTTTTTTTGTGTTCAAGTTCAAAAATTTGGAATTTTCTTCATTGTCTAAGGCTTTTAATAATTTGTCAATGTCCATTATATTAAGTACCTTATAATACATTATGCTAATTATATTTTTATATAAATTTAAAAATACAATTTAAAATCTCATAGTGAAATATTAGTATTATTATTATGGCGTCGGATTCAGAACCCGAATGTAAAGAACATTTTAAGTTAGTGGTGTGCGTTTTTGCATGCGCCACTATTGAAGAATATAAAAATGAAATACTTAAGATTGAGAAAACCTGGGGAAAACGCGCAACCGAAAATAATGTCAAGGTCTTATATTTCTTAGGAGAAGAGGAGACTGAATTGAAGGATGATTCTAAATATATATATTTGAAAAACGTGGGAAACGACTATCAATCGGCCATAGATAAACAAAATTTAGGATTGCAATACATTCACAACAATTTTAATGTGGATTTTGTATTTTGTTGCGGAACGGACACTTACATAAATATTGACCAATTACTATTATACGTTGATAAGTTTGACTCAAAAAATTATATGTATATTGGTGGACACGGAGATTTTAGAACTCTAAAAAATAAACCTTATTATTTTCATTGTGGAGGAGCAGGTTTCATAATAACAAGCGCATGTTTGAGTAAAATTTATTCAGGTTTATCAACTATTAAAGAAGAGTGGGAAAAAATATGCATTGAAAGTAATCACGGTGATTTAATTCCCGCGTGCGACGTTGCATTAAGTTATTATCTACAAAATATTATTGGAGAAGATTTGCAGATTGTTGAAAATAAACAACAGTTTTTTGGATGCAATTATAAAGGCGTTGTTCATCACAAAGGAGTTGGTCTATTTATGTGTTGCAATAATATTATTAACCTTAATACTCTTATTTCTTGCCATTGCATGACGCCTGTTGATTTTGACGATTTTACTAAAATCTTAGAGGAAAACTCACATTTTTCAGAGAATAATTCAATACAAAAAAATGTGATAAATCCATTTGAATTGGATATTCCCGACAAGCTCCACTACAGCAACGATGAATTAATTGAAATACAAAAAAAACTAGAAAATAAAAAGGAGTTCGTAATTAATATGATTAAAAACAAATATCCACACAATGACCAAAACTACATATTTTCATTAGATATTGTAGTTGATAGATGCAGCAAAGGTGTCTGTCAAAAGTTAATTGACGTTGAAAATAATATATATCCATCAAAAATATTATATAAAATAGGAGACGGCGGAAATAAAAAAGAGTGTTTTGTTTGTTGCACAACAAACTTGACAAATGATAGAGCGATGAAGGCGTCTCAGATTCAACAATCTCTTGAAAAGGTTGGTTTCAATGGTTATTTTTATTTATTCAATGGAGGATTTCCAACTCCTAGAGGAAATGAAATGAAATATGCGGCTGTTCCATATTGTTTTAAAATATTTATGATGTTAGAAGCTGAAAAACTTGGATTTGAAAAAGTAATTTGGATTGACGCTGGTTGTTATGCAGTTAACAATCCTAAGAATTTATTTGAAATATTAGACAACGACGATGCTATTTTTAGACAATTTTGGCCTTATTCTCCAGGAATTCCAACTTATGAAAATTCTGTGTTCAAAGAAACTATTGATATTATAAACAATATTACTAATGGAAATTTGGTTAATAGCATTAATGTGTGCAGCGTTGTTTTTGGAATAAATATGAAAAGCGAAAAAATACAAAGATTTATAGATGAATATTATAAAATGGTTAAACTTGGAACGCCATTTTTATCTTATTTTCCAGAAGAAGTTGTCATATCGGCAATTTTTAATAAAGAAGAATATAAATATTTATTTTATAACAGACCTGAAAGTGTTATGTTATTTATTCACGAGAATTATATGTGCAACAATTTTGACATTGCAAAAAATCATGGTTATTATTTTGTTCAGAGGCAATACTAATAATATTATACATTTTCCGAATAATATTATTGGTTTTTGTGTTGTTTTTGTTGTTTGTGTTGTTTTTTATTACCAGTTTGAACCAAATGCGCTCCCTCCGAGAACTTCATTGGCGGCCATAATCATTCCGCCGAATGACTCACCCATTCCCGGTGTAGCTGCCCCAGGCATTGGTGTCGCGTCATTGCGATACATGGCGTTATAGTCCGGAGCATTTTGTTTAACCGGTTCTGTGGGCAAGCTGCTAATTGACGTTGTTCCTTGACTCATTCCACCATATAATGAATTTCCCATTGCGTTTGCGTCGGATGGCATCTGTTGGTTTTGACCTGAAATGGGTTGAGAGACCTTTACATTACCTTTTCCTTTACCCTTCTTCTTTTTCTTATCATCAGGAGAATTGCCTTCCCATAAATCAACAACTCTCTCCACCAATATGCTGACTTTCTCACCCAATTTAGTTTGTAAGCTCATTGTGATTATAAGAACAGAGAGAATGATGAAGATTGTGCTGAATTCAGGGTACTTTGTTCCGCTGTAAGTTGGTACGTACGTGATTATTCTGTTAATGTAAAAGATACCAACAAACATAACCACAATCTGAACCAACACTTCCGCTAAAAGCTCAAAACTGCCTTTTTCCTCGTCTGCTTCTGGAACAAACTTTTGCATCGCCTTGTTCAAAACAATGATGGGAACAACAGCTATTAAAGAATATTGAACTATGTTTAACATTTCAGCTTTTGTGTCATCGTCAAAATTAAAAACGTGTTTAAAAAATCCGAATTTTGATGATAATTTTGAATCGTCTAGACTGTCCATATGTTTTATAAAAAGAAATTAAAATAAGTGAATTTGTTAGTATTCCTAAACTAGTATAAAAACACGCCTATATATTTGGATTATAGAGAGAAAATGGGCGACAACGAAAATTCAAATCCCGAAGAAATGCAATATCTAAATCTTATTAACAAAATTCTTGAAAAGGGTACATTAGAAAAGGGAAGGAATGGAAACACTTTAACTATTTTTGGCGAATCCATGCGTTTCTCTCTTGAAAATGGTCGGATCCCCATTTTGACGTCTAAGAAAACCGCGTGGAAAACTTGTTTGAAAGAGCTTTTATGGTTTATTCGCGGCGAAACAGATAACAAATTACTACAGCAACAAGGCGTCCATATTTGGGATGGAAATACATCTCGCGAATTTTTAGATTCTAGAGGTCTGCGATTATATCCCGAGGGCGCAGCGGGCCCTTGTTTTGTAAAAGGAACAAAAGTATTAACTCACAATGGTTATAAAAATATTGAAGAAATAAACAATAACGACGCAGTTTATACACACAATGGCAATTTCAATCCTGTTGTTGAAAATATGATTAGAAACTATAATGGTGAACTATATAAAATTAGACCAAAATATAGCCCATATAACATTGTCTGCACGCCCGAACATCCTTTTTATGCCAGAAAATTTATTGTAAAAAATCGTTTTAAAATTGACGGCGTTGAAAAAAGAAATGTCGTTTTTTCAGATGATCCTAAATTTATTAAAGCGAAAGATTTAATTAAGGGCCAATATTTTTTAGGTATGAAAATTGAAGAAAAAGAAATTATTCCAGAATTCTTATTAAATGGAGTTATAAGAAAATTAGATAATCCAAATTTTTGGTGGATGATGGGATTATTTGTTGGAGATGGATGGTTAGTTTATGAAAAAAATGGCAATTATGAAAGAAACCGGATTCATTTTGTTATTGCAAATACTCAAATTGGTGAGTATTTACCAAAATTACAAAGTGTTATTACAAATTTATTGCATAAAAGTGATAATAACGGGTGTAAAATATATTATTCAACAAATCATGAAATTGCAAATATTTTAAAATTATTTGGAAAATATGCCAAAAATAAAATAATTCCAAATTTTGTTCATGAAGCTCCAAAACATCTTATAAATGAATTTTTAAAAGGATATGTAGCCGCGGATGGTTGTAAAAGAACTCTATGCTTAAATGAATCAACGCGTTTAACAACAATATCTTACAATTTAGCATTCGGCGTTCAAAGATTATATTATAAACTTGGATTTATTGGTTCATTGCAATTTAGCAAAAGACAAGGAACTACTAAAGAATTCCCAAATGGAAAAATATGTAATGTAAACGATGCATATTTATTTGAAATTTATGAAAATAAAAGAAGAGCCGACTATTCATTTATTGAAGATGGTTACGCTTGGATAACCATTAAAAATATTGAGATTGAAAATGTCGTTAATACAAAAGTATATAATTTAGCAGTTGTAAATGATAATAGTTATATTGTAAATAATATTTGCGTTCATAATTGCTATGGGTATCAATGGAGAAATTTTGGTGCGAGTTATAATTGTTTTACTGGAAAGAGTCTAGGTGCGGAGCACCCTTTTGACGGGGTTGACCAGCTTCAACAAATTATTGATCAATTGAAAAATCCAGAAACTAGAAACAGTAGGCGGCTTATTTTGACAGCGTGGAATCCCAAGCAACTTGACGAAATGGCACTTCCCCCTTGTCATGTTATGTGTCAGTTTAATGTTCACGACGGTAATAAGCTCTCGTGTGCTATGACTCAAAGATCGTGCGACGCACCCATCGGGAGCCCTTTCAATATAGCGTCTTATAGTTTTCTAACTCATTTGATAGCCAAGCATTGTGGTCTAGAAGCACATGAATTTGTATATTTTATGGGAAATTGCCACATCTACGAAGAAAACATTGAGGGAGCTAAATTGCAAATTACAAGAGCCCCTTTTTCATTTCCAACGGTTTCTATTAAACAAGTTAGAGAGAACATTGATGATTATCAAGTAGACGATTTTGAAATACACAATTATGTAAGTCATGAACCAATTAAAATGAAAATGATCGCTTAAAATAACAATAGAATGCGTAAATAAGTTAAAAACAAATTATTAGATAATTTTACTATGAGTAGCGCAAGAGCAAACGCATCGGCAAGAAATCGTCGCGCAGGGGGCAACGAAATGCCTCCTCCGCAAATGAATGGTCGCCCAGGGCAACCCATGCAGCAGCAACAAATGCAACCACCGGCCAAGTTGTCTGTTTCCGACGCGATAGCTTTAATTACCTTGCGATTGGGTCGCGTTGAACAAATTGTTCAGACTATGCCAGTGGATGGTCAAAATAATTTGTCGGCCGAAGGTGAAAATATTAGGATTGTAGATGACTCTGTTTTTGAAAGCATTGTTCAACGTTTAGATGCTCTTGAAAAGGGTCACGGCGAGCTCGCTGCTAGAAAGCCCGTTGTTTCTGCGACTGCTCCTATGCAACCCCAAGTTGTTAATGCGAGTGTTTCTAAGGAAGTAACGGAATCTATTGAGGTTCTTAAGGCCGAGATGGTTCAAGTGAAGGATCTTTTGCTCAATTTACAGTCATTTACTATGCAAACCAACCAGCGTTTGTCAGAGATCGTTTTTAACGGAGGTGGCGATTTTTTGGAGATGAATGAAGACTGTGATGGAATTGTAAGCGGAAATATTGTGGAAGACTCTGCGTCTGAAAACAATGTTAATATTGCCATTGAGGCGGAAGATGTTTCTGCTTTGGAGGAGGCTCCCGTCGCTTAAATAATATTATCAAAATAGCATAAAGAAAACTAAAGTGATTAGACAGATGGAGAAAATGCCTGGAGAAAAAATCAACGATGTTCAACAATTACTTCATAAATTGGAAAAAGAAGGAGAAGATAAGCTGAAACAACTAAAAATTGATAGAGATGTAAACGGGGATTCCCTCGCGAACATAATAAAAAAGGGTGAATCTGAATTTACAAAGAAAACCGGAAGAAGAATGACGTATTCAGAAATGAGGCAAACTTATGGGTAATATATACACTTTTTATGTGTGTGTATATATTATTATATATGGCAACAGCCGTAACTTTAGACAATGAAAAAAACACTGGATCTGGATCTTTAGACATTCAAAAACAAATTCACAATCATTTTTTATCAAATGATCACCTCAAAAAAACTAAGGCGAATATAATTAAAGCGTGTTTTAATGATGTTCTATCAAAGCTTTGCTTCTCAATAGACGCTGATAATATTTTATTAGATTATAGATATTTTAAGTTTATTGCATGTGCCGAAAATTACGAATTACTTATTTCTTACATTGTTTCCGTGATTAAAAATATTCTTAAAACACAAGAAACTTTTGTTTTTCATGTAAACTTAGACACGCTTACTTTATTGCACGTTGAAAAATATTTTGGGTTTATCAAAAAAATTTCCGAAGTTTTAAAGGTGACATTTCCGGATAAACTGAGTACGTGTTATATTTATAATGCACCGTTCATATTCTCTAAAATAATTTCCATTTTGAGCGCAGTTGTTGATAAGAAAACTCAGCAAAAAATTAAATTAGTAAACACTTGAATTGAAAAAAATTGAAATAAAAAACTAAAAATATTCAAGAGTATCCCTTATCTTATACACAATGTCAACTCCTAGAGACGTAGTTGATGTCGTTCCAACTTTATTAGAAATTATTCCCGACGATCAAACTATTCTTAGAAAAGCAATTTCCGATTTTGCAGATAAACTCTGGAATCAAGCACCTGAACTTAGAATGGGGTTGTTTTGGACCGACCTCGCAAAGATTCTAAACAATCACGTTGGAGAACTTGACGCAGATTGGAAGTTGCAGTTGGTAAAAGTTTTCAACAATAAAAACTAAAACAAAAACTAAATTATGGGTTGTTATTTATTCTTATATGAGTTTTTATTTGTTCTTATATTTGTTTTTTATTTGTTCTTATATTTGTTTTTGTTTTTTATTGATAATTTATTGATTTTTCTCCTCATTGTTTTCCTTTTCTTTATATTGGAATTGCTATTTTTTTTATTTTTGTATATTTTTTTAGTGCGTTTACGTTGCATATTTCGGTTTTTAATAGAACGTCTTTTCTTTTTTCCACCAAATTGCAATTTATCAAATACATTAGCGCTTTCAAGATTATCTGCCTCATCATTTATTATTTTTTCTGTATTTGCGTCTAACATATCCGCGGCGGCATATTTTTGTTTCATAAAATTAATATAATGCTGTTTACGGTCTTGGGGTTTTAGGGATCGTAATTCTTCGCTTTCTAAATATGTATTTGCCCACTCTTGGGTTAATTCATTTTTATCAATGTGCTTATTGAATAATTTTAACAATTCTATATATTCCTGTTTCTCGCAATTTCCGTCTGGGCACATAGCAAATGCGGCATCACCAACTATCATATAGAATCTCTCTAATATTCCAGCAACGCAACTCATTCCAGCGTCGCCTTCATACTCATATGCATGATAACAATCTTGAATAAATGCGCGAACATAAAAATCTATAAATTCTTTAGGTTGTTTAAATGCAAAATCTACTGTGTTTCCTATCATTTTAATATTGGCTGGATTTTGCGATAATTCTGCGGCCGAAGAAAATCTGGCCAATATTTTATTTAATTTTTCTATCATTTGTGGCGCTTCATTTGGGCCAAAGTTTTCATTTATGTAGGGTAAAAATTTAGATTTAACATATTCAACTACGTTTTGATAATTTCTATTTTCCGAACCTATAATCTCCAAATATTTATCTAAATTTATTTTTCCTGCAGCGCGATGCACTTCAAAAGGAACATTTGCAGCTTCGTTGTTTTCTTCGTCAAATTCAAATCTATCCATTAAATTAACAGTTTCAGGGCGTCTTTGAAATGCGTCAGGATCATACGCGTCGTCTTCATATTCTATATTTCTACGTGGATTTCTACGACGAATAGCAACATTTCTCGGCGGTAGATCATCATCGTCAGCAACTGGAGAAGGTGCGCGCGTGCGATTTTCTCTTAAAGGAGTATTAAATTCTTCAACGGAACCTTCGTCGCTGCTATTTTCTTCTGCTTCTGCTTCCTCTTCTCTGGCAACCATAATTTCATTTCCATCTAATTCGTACCATATTACATCCGTCCAGTCTCCTTCAAAAGATTCTAGACCGCCTTGCTCTAAAGCATGCGCTATGTCTGGTTTATCATCTTCCCAGTTTTCTTCAAAAACTCTTCCATCTAAAAACGTCATTTTCCCCCAACCTTCTTTTTTACCAGCAACCCAATCACCGTCGTATTCTGAATATTGATCTTCTTCGTTTAATTCACTGTCTGGATCATATTTCATTTTTCCTTTGCCTTCCATTTTTCCATTTACCCAATCACCGTCATATTCGCTTGCGTCGTTTGCAAATTTCATAGTTCCCTTTCCATTTGGCATTCCATTCATCCATTCTCCATTATATTCACTGTAACCTAGATTGTGACTATCTTCGTCATATATCATTTTTCCATTCCCTTGAATTTTATCATCAACCCAGTCGCCGTCATATTCTATTAAATTGTCTTCATTATATTCATCGTCTTCATTATACGTCATCTTTCCCCTTCCGTGTCTGATTTTTCTATTTCCATCAATCCTAACGTCTCCTTCATAGACACCTTCATCTGGATATTCTATAGTATCTCCCCCGCGCATTTTCCTAGATTTTTGTTGTTTTATTGGGGTTTTTGTTTTTCTTGTTTTTCTAGTTTTTCTAGATTCTATTTTCCTACGAGTCAACTTCATAGTTATTTATGAAATATATATTTTAATGATATTAAAAATTGAAACAATATTAAATGCAATAATTTATTGTAAACCAAAACAATGCTTCTATCTATAACGGAAAAGACTAAAAAGGATATTTTCATTTCGCTGTTTCAGCTTTTGAAGTCAGCAACTTCTTTTGTAACTATTATTTTCCTAGAAGATCATGCTTACATTCAAGGCATGGATAGCAGTCACGTCTGTCTATTTGATGCGAAGATTTACAACAACTGGTTTGATAAATATGAAATTCTAGAACACGATCTTAAAAACATTTGCATTAACTCACAGATTTTGTATAGCATTCTAACCATGTCTCAAGAGCAAGATTCGGTGACATTTCATTACAAGGGAGAATCTGATTCTCTTGAGATAGATCTAACAAATGCAAAGGGTGAATTCAACAAGTATTTTAAGGTTCCTCTTATAGATATGGAAACCGACTTGCTTGAAATTCCTAGCGTTGAGTATGACGTTGATTTCTCCATCAAGTCTAAGAAAATGAGCGAGCTTATTTCGCAGTTGGCAACCTTTGGAGATGTTATCAACATCAAGTGCAGCGAAGAGAAGATAGATCTTGTTTGCAAGGGTGATAGCGGAGAAATGCTTGTAAATATTCCCATTGACGATTTGTCAGAGTTTTCAATCTCAGAAGGAGACGTGATTGATGTGTCGTATAGTCTAAATTATATCAATAAGATGTGTATTACTACAAAGCTTACTTCGGAGATTGAATTCTCAATTAGCGGCGAGATGCCTTTAAGGATAAAGTATGATTTAGGCAATAATAGTTCAGTTATGTTCTTCATAGCGCCCAAGATTGAGTAGAGAACCAATGTCTCCTGTTTCGCTAATACCCAATCCTAATCCTATTTCAAAAATTTGTATCACAACCTTTTCCACCAACAGCGCCTTCGGCAAGGTTGAAAGTGAGTATAAATAATAAAAATTAATTGTCAGTTTTTATTAGTTATGTTGAAAATAGTTATTGCATTCTTTATTTTTTGTTTGGTTTTATTCATTTATCTCCACGTGCAATTTCATATTAAGACCAGCAACGATTTAGAAGTATATGAATTGGATCAAGCATCAAAAGATAAATTAGACGAGATATGCGACTTAAGGCAGCCAGTTATTTTTGATTTTGATAATGATAAGATTCTTCAAACTATTAATAAATCTTATATGGCAAATAATTACAATGCTTTTGAGATTAAAATAAGAAACGCCAAAGACACCGATTATACAAGCGAAATTTACATGCCTGTACCATTGCACGCGGCGAACAAATTATTTGAAGAAGATAAAACCGCGACTTACTTTTCTGAGAATAACACAGATTTTCTTCAGGAAACTGGACTCATCAAACACATGCAATATAATGATGCATTTATTCGGCCACCCATGGTTTCAAATTGCAATTATGATTTAACCGTTGGGTCTCCTGGAACGCAAACACCTTTTAGATACGAGATTAACTACCGCAATTTTTTCTTAGTAACTGAAGGGCGCGCTATTATAAAATTAACCCCGCCACATAGTTCCAAATATTTATATCCAGAGCGCGATTACGAGAACTTTGAATTCAGGAGCCCGGTTAATCCCTGGAAGGTACAACCACAATATAGCGCAGATTTTGACAAGATGAAATGTTTAGACGTGGTTTTAACGCAAGGTCAAACAATTAATATTCCTGCTTACTGGTGGTATAGCATTCAATTTGAAAAGGAAACGTGCATAGCGTGTTTCAGATATAGAACTTATATGAACAATGCTGCAATTATTCCTCACATTGCAATGCACGCGCTTCAACTTCAGAATGTGAAGAGAGAAGTTGTTAAAAAGCACGATATTAAAGAGTTGAATAATAAAGGGGTTTCTCCTGTTGATGCAACTTCAACTCCACAGGCGCCAACGGTTGAAGAAATCCCTGGAGCAGAAAGTGAAACCAGTATAAATAATTCTGACTTGTAAAACAAAAATTAAAACAAAAATGAAATAAAAAAATTGAAATAATAAAACGGTGAAATTAAATAACTTAAATTGCGAAAAATGAATCAACCTGTTATTAATGCTAGAAGGGAAGCGGTTAGAAATGCGTATGCGTCAGCCGAATCAGAAAATAATCTAAGATTTCTTGAAGGTGATGACAAGGCCACTTCCGAATATATTTATCAAAACCAACGCGATGACGCAAAAAATATAGTGGACGAATTTTATAATGGAAATCGCAGAGTTATAAGCATAACTAAGAAGACAAAGGTTGGAATGGATGGGCTTATGATTTATATTGCTCTATTGATGATGCTTCATCCAGACGACTCGTTTGTAGTGAACCCAGCGAATCTTCGCATTATCACTGGAATGAGTAACGCTGGTTGGGAAAAGGATATGATTGATAAGGCTCCACAATGTGTTAAGGACAAGATATTTCATCATGGAAAACTGAAAAAAGCTGACCTTAAAAACCTTAAAAATTCGTTAATCATTATTGATGAAATTGACACTGGAGATAAAGAGTATCAAGTTTTGCACAACACTTTAAAGGATGCCGGAGTTCTTGACGTTAAATGTATGACTGAAAACAACAACCGGTTTGTATTTGCAAGTGCCACAATGATCAGAGAATTGCATGACCTTTATTGTTGGGGCGATCTTCACAAATGGTATCAAATGACTATTCCGGAAAATTACATTGGTCACAAAGAATTCTTGGAAAAGAATATTATCCAAGAATTCTATTCTTTAAAAGACGAGGACGATGCTGAAACCTGGATTCAGGAGGATATTATTGATAACTATGGAAACGATTTTAGAGTTCACCTTGCGAGAGTTACAATTAAAACTGTTAATTCTTTGCAAAATGCGTGCATAAGAAAAGGCGTCGTATTCAAAAACCACACATCTACAGATAAATTGTCTCCGGAAGAAATTAAAGAGTTATTTCAAGAACCTCTGTCAAACCACATTGTTCTCGGAATTAAGGGCTTCTTTCGCAGAGCAAATCTTATTCCAAATAAGTGGAAATTGAGAATTGGTGCTACGCACGAACTTTGGGTAAAGATTGTTGACAACAATGTTCAAATTCAAGGTCTTCCTGGAAGGATGACTGGTTATTGGAAGGACGTTATTAATGCCGGTCACAAAACAGGACCTCACAGAACATCCATTAAAGCGGTTGAAGAATATGAGAGGGTCTTTAATAATCCATTTGGATTAAATTCTTATCAGACAAGTGGGTTTAAGAAAACCGATGGTGTTGTTAAAAAATCGTCTGCGACTTTGGTGTCTATAAAACACGTAACTGGCCTTGAAGAATTTTCGGTTTCTCTTCCAGTTGTTGAAAATCCAAATGATCCCAAGACGATCCCTCTTGTAATTAGCGTTTCGTCTGAGCAGTACACTACTATTAGAAAACAAGGAAGTGAATGGAGCGACGAATCTATATACAACGTTATCGCGAGTTGTTATGGCGAAGGTCTTGTTGAGGAACTCAAGAGAATTAAGATTTCTGGTGGAAAGGATCAGATTGTTGAACCTAGTGAAACTGCAACGACTTATAACGTGTATATAACAGATTTTGCTAGCGCTGCTGAAAATAATTTGAGAAAATGGCACATTGGAAATATTGCAAACAAGTACATTGACAAATTTCAGATTTATCTTGACAAGGTTCAAAAGAGAATTATTGTAAGTATGTATTATGGAACTAAAGTGAAAAAACCAACGAATGCTACAGCATAATCTTCACGTTAACATTATTTTATAGAAGTCAATATTTATAAAAACTTTTTTCATTATATTATAACGCGTAGGAACAGGGTTAAAGCTTTCCCGACATTATAATATAATACACCTCACCGTATGACACACCCGGTGTGCAAGGTTCACATTAATGATAGGGGGTACTCAACATGGACGTATATAAATATGTGCGATTTAAAAGACATAGTTATTGACGGTTTGCATCCAGCGGAGAACAAACTGTTCACGAATGATGTTTTTTCGTTTGACACGCAAACTAAAGAACTGAAAATCTTACACTCAAGCATTCGCGTAAGTAAGAATATTCCGGGCGTTCTTGTTTTAAAAGGGAGCAAAACATATGGACGCGCTGAAAATGGCAAACTTATGTATAAATGCATACCAGATGATAGAAGATTGCCTACGTTTCTTATTCCATATGAAATGAAAAATGTGGGGTTCTCCAAGGTTTTCGTTGACCATTATTGCACTATTAATTTTACCGAATGGAAGGATAAACATCCGAGGGGTGTAATATCTCAAATGATTGGCCCAGTGGATGTATTAGACAACTTTTACGAGTACCAACTTTATTGCAAAAGTTTGAACGCGTCTATCCAGAATTTCACGAAAAATACGTCAAAGGCTCTCAAGAATCACTCTCACGACGCTTTTATTGAGAACGTTAGTAAGAAATACCCAGAAATTGTCGACAGAACTGACAAAAGTATGTGGAAAATTTTTACTATTGATCCTCAAAATAGTCTTGATTATGACGACGCATTCAGTATTCGCACGCTTGATAATGGTATACAGCAGTTAAGTATATACATTTCTAACGTGACGATTTGGATGGATGTGCTCAATCTTTGGGATTCATTTTCTCGTAGAATTTCCACTATTTATTTGCCTGATAGAAAGCGACCCATGTTGCCAACCATTTTATCCGATTGTTTGTGTAGTCTTCAGTCTAATCACACGCGCCTAGCGTTTGTCATGGATCTTTTTATTGAAGACGATTCTATAGTAGATATTAAATATTCCAATTGCAAGATAAAGGTGTATAAAAACTACTGTTATGAAGAACCCGCGCTGTTGGAAGATCAGAATTTCCAGGATTTGCTTGAAATCACAAAGGCATTGTCTAAGAAATACAAATATATTAACAATGTTAGAAATAGTCATGAAACTGTTTGTTATCTGATGATTCTCATGAACTACAATGTGGCAAAGGAACTCATGATGAAAAATAACGGGATTTTTCGCTCTACAATCATGAAGCGCGATTTTTCGTCGCCTGAAAACTTGCCCGAAGACGTTAGCAAGTTTATTAAAATATGGAATAGTGCTGCTGGTCAATACATAGATGCGAGTTGTTTGGCCGAGGGTCAGACTATTTCGCATGATTTGCTTGAAATGGATGCTTATGTGCATATAACATCTCCAATTAGACGGCTTGTTGATTTACTGAATATTATCCAGTTCCAACAGAATACTGGGATTATCAAACTTTCTGAAAACTCGCAGACTTTTTATAAAAACTGGATTAACGAGTTGGAATACATAAATACGACGATGCGGTCTATTCGTAAAATTCAGAGCGACTGTAACTTGCTTCATATGTTCACGAATACTCCAGGGGTTATGGAGAAGGTTTATAAAGGTTATGCTTTTGATAAAATTATTAGAAATGATGGGCTTTATCAATATGTTGTATATTTGCCAGAATTGAAGATGGCATCGCGTGTTACATTCAGAGAAAATATTGAGAATTATGAGTTGTGCGATTATAAATTATTTTTATTCCACGACGAAGAACGATTTAAGAAAAAAATTCGTCTTCATCTTTTGAAATAATGAAAACCAAATAAAAAACAACAAACAAAATTCATAAAAAAATTGACTATTTTTGTATGAATTCAATAACAAGAATGCAATAACCAAGAAATGAAGACCAGATCTCAATCGGAAATAAAATACGTAGAACACATTAAAATGTTGCATCAGGTTTCAGAAAAACTTCTTAGCGACACGTGTAGAATGGACAAGGACAAATTGCGAATTATTATTGCCAATTATGAAAAACTTATCAAGTCTTTGTTGGATGTATAAAGAGCATCTTCATTCATCATCTTATCGGTTTCAATAAGTTCTCTAGTTTCTTCTTCCAAGTCTTGTTTATATTGTCTAGGGTAATCCTTTTTCAGTTTGTTTCTGAGTCTAATAAGTTTCCATCCTTCCAACGATTCTTCATAAAATGGTATATCAACGTCAAGAAATTGCGCGGAATTTATATACGGGCAAATGTTGTCGTAGACGGTTTTACATTGTTCTTCTTCAAGTTTTTCGTGAATATTTCGCGTCCATTCCATAATTTTTTCGCGAACATTCCGGATATCTTTTTTCGGGCAATACATTTTATTTATTAAGGTGTAACACTTTGGTCTAAACATAATTGACTTGAGCCGCGGTTCTTTAAGTTGTTTTGAAATATATTATTTCAGCCGAGGTTCTTTAAGTTGTTTTGAAATATATTATTTCGCGTATTTATCAATGACCACTTCTTGGGCCACGTTTCTTATTATCTTATTGTAATTCTTCTCATCCTCTTCTGGAGTCAAACCACCTGTGGCATTTATAATAATTTTATGATATTCCATGTGTTTCTTTGAATCGTAGTCGTCAACTTCTGGATTTTCTTCTATCCAGGCGGAAATGTTTTTGACATTTTTTGCACTAATATGTTTAATGGCTAATTTGAGCTTTGACCTCTCGTCAGTTTCTTTCTCCCATGTGTCTTTGTCTTTTACATACAAAACTTCTCTCTTTAAATCACTGCAATGAAATGGTCTTTTAAACACGTCTAACTCCTTGAGACCTCTTATGATTATTTTTGAAATCCCTTCCGTGTAACCAACTCTACCAACCATATCTAAGTCAGAGGTATTTAACTGCAATTGGTTAATAAAATCCATAATATTGAGCGCATCCTTGCATTGCTCATTCAAAAAGAATTGCAAATTAAAATTCTGAGTATTGTTTGTAGTATTATTGTTATTTGTAATATATTTTCCTTCTTTTGCCAATTCCAAAAGTTTGTTATTTTGCTCAACAAGCATGGCTTTGAATTCGTGATTCTGTTTCATCAGTTCCTTGATTAGATCTTCGTGATCTATTTTTCCTATTATACTATTATTTTCCATTTTCTCATTTTCTTCAAGTTCATGACTTTCATTTTCTGAAACATTACATTTCTTTTTGTGTCTCCACAATCCAGTTCTTTCTTTGTAAACCTTTCCGCAACAACACGCGAACCCGTCAGAAATTTTTTCGGAACTATTTGTTGACTTTTTTTGATTATTTGTTGATTTAATGTGTTTAGATGTTAATATGTGACGGTCATACTGACTTTTTCTACACGTGGAATAGTCGCATATTTTACAAAAAAGTTTTTTTGGAACATTTTGAACGTTCTGTGTTGACATTTCGTTGATACATTATCAACAGAAAAGTTCCTAAACCTTTTCTACGAAAAAAACTTAAAATTTATCGTAACATTTTTTTGGATGAAAATTTTGGTAATTAGAGCATTCCAGTCACAAGGGGAAGTTTTTGACCCCTTTTTCATGAAATATTTTGGGTTTTCCATTTTTGGACATTTTTTTTGTCCATTTTTGAATTTTGGAAACACTTTTGGACCCTTAAAAACAGTGATTTTCTTCCCTTACTGAGAATAAAGGATCAAACATACAACCCGAGTGTTTTTAATTCATTCTTAATAACAGACCAAACATACAAAACGTTGTATCAACCCATAAGAAAAATTGATTTGAAAATATACGCCCAAAAGAGAGACATAAGTTTTCCAACAAGATGTTCGCCAAGAAATCACCGCATTTGAAAAGGGATAGAAATACTATCCTGTTTCAAATTCATTCAAATAAACCACTTCCTGTTTGCATCGCTGTCCCCCAAACCGCATCTCTGAACGATTTGTATCAAAAGGTTGAAGAAACGTTGTTTCCCAATACTTATTCCAGTTTTGAAGATAGCAAATCCGGAAGCACAATTTATAGTATTATGTCAAAAAAGAACGGAAATATACACAGAATCTTTGCGTCCACAATAAATCGCGAAAAATTTCTAACTATTCCGAATTCATCCAGACAAAACGTTGCAGAATATATTGACGTAATGCAGGATTATTTCCCAGATCATTCTCAGGTTCCTCAGTTGCACAGCCTGTATAAAATTTACGCAATGGATAACAATGATTACGACAAATACAAAGACCCAGATTCTATCGCAGACACGTTTGTCAATAATGTCAAGAGGTTAACAAAATGTTTTGGATAATTATATTAAACGTAAAGAGACTGGTTTGTAGCAACAAATTTTAAAGTTAACCTAGGAATATCCCTCAACTTGCTTAAAAGAGAAATGTTCCCAATGCTTTCTGCTATTTTTTCCATTTCACACGAGATATTATTAATTTTTGTAATAGCCTTTACAAATTCACCCAAAAAGATGCCCTTGTTAGACTCCAACTTCTGCAAAACCTCTTTACACTCCACGGCTGACTCACAGTCACACCATTCAAGTGTTGCATCAATCAAATCAAAATGTGTAGTATAATCAACACCAGTAAAGGTTCGGTTTTCGTTTTCAAAATCTTCGTAATGATTATATGCAATGGCCACTTCTTCAATGAAATTTTTTACCGCCGAGTCTCTTGTGTTGGGTTTGAAAGACTTTTGTTCATCGCTTACATTAACGTTTGTGAAGCAACTTAATATGGCAATTATTTGTTTGGTATCCAACTCATCAAACAGATTTCTTTCAATAAATTTTGCAAAGACCAAGCAATGAACCTCCCTGAGTTGCGACGCTATAAACCCTGCCTGAGTTAGGGAATGCTTTCCGTCGTCGTTCTTTACGAATCCGTCGGCTTCCATTTTTTTTAGAATGACTTGAACGTTTTCATTGAGATATGTTTCCGTTATCTTGAACTGCTTTCTAGCGTTTGTTAGTTCAACCATTTTTTCCCTATATTTAATAACGCTTTGCTTATCCGAGTCTATAAATTTATAAGCGTCAACGCTGTTCTGTATTTCTTTATCCATATCCTTTCTCTTCTTATTAACAAGAGTTGTTCTAGCTTCCAACATGTTCAAATATTTTTCAACCTCAATTAACGGGGTTCTCAAATATTCCAAACTCTGTGACATTGCGTCTATTTCAGCCTCAAGCGTGCTCATTTTATTATAAATTGCTCCAAGACTAGCGTCAATGTCATCTTGGATCATTGAACGTTTGCAAAATTTCAGATAATCGTCGGTTCCAATGCTAATCAAATTCAACAACAAATTATAAGAGATTTTGAATTTGCTTACAAGAGTTTGCGGTTTTCCTCGCATCATTGTTCTATATTCCGTAAGATCCACATTTTTGAAAAGGTTGGACAAATGAATAACATGCCCGACGGTGTCAATGCCTCGCCGACCAGCCCTTCCAGAAGCCTGAACGAACTCGTGAGAATGCAACATGCGCATTCCAGATCCATCAAACTTTTTCACATCGGTAAAAATAGCTGTCTTAATTGGCATGTTTAGACCAACACTAAACGTCTCGGTTGCAAAGAGGAATTTGATATAACCCTTTTCAAACAAAATCTCAACAATCTCGCGCAAAATAGGCATAACTCCACTGTGATGAACTGCGATTCCCTTTTCCAAAAGGGCCACCACTGCCAAATACTCGGGCAGTTCCAGATACTCCTGATAATTCGGCAATTTTGATCGCAGAATTTGCTCGCATTCTCGGCGTACAATGTATCCGACCTTTGAATCGTCTTCCAAAAGAGGAACAGTGATTTCATGTGCAGCAATCTCAATCTGCTTTCTAGATAAAATGAAACAAACGGCTGGGAGCATATTATTTTCAACCATATGCTTGCACACCTGATTCAGAACGTGAGAACGCTTCACGTAAATCTGCTTGTCTTCAAATAGTGTGAGCATCTTTTTGATCTTATAGTAATTTGGTTCATTGAATTCGCCCGTAGGGCTTTGAATAACGTGCAACTTATCAACCGTGTCTCGGATTTCCTTCTCCAACGCTTTATCCTTCTTAATCGCCTTAAAAATACCACTATTACAAGTGATAAAACTATAATGTGTCAACGGAACATGTCGGAAGTTAGACGTCGCCAAGTACACTTGTTTTTTAGTATCACACTCAGAGACTGAAGAATTTCCTCTATTCTCAATCCAAAGGGCGAACTTTTCAGGTCGGTCAAGTGTCGCTGAAAGCATAACCATTTGAATATGAGGAGGAAGTAGCAAAATAATACTCTCCCATACGTGCCCGCGATCCGCGTCATTAATCATATGAATCTCATCTTGAATCACGCAACCAAGTTCGTTGTCAAAATCCATGTCAAACATTAACAAAGATGCTGCGTTTGGATCATCCTTCTGCTTCTTTCTATACAACGTATTCTGCAAAATTTCCGCAGTCATAATAAGAACGTCGGCCTCTGGATTAATTTTAATATCTCCAGTGAGCAACCCGACGCTGATACCAGGAAATTTTTGAGTAAATTCATAATATTTTTGGTTTGAAAGTGCTTTAATCGGACTTGTATAAATGACCTTCTTATTGTTTCCTGTAAAAAATTCAATCGCGAATAGAGCAGGCATAGTTTTGCCGGAACCAGTTGGAACGCAACTTAGCGAGTGATGACCTTCAACAATAGCCTCAATTGCAAATTTTTGAAAAGTACTAAGAGGGAATGAGTATTTTTCAAAATGTTCGGAATACTGCCGTTCCTTATCTTTTGGGTATGTCTCGGTGCAAAATTTAACCATTTTATTTACTGTATATTATCTAGGGCAATGTTTATATTGTTTGCAATACATTTAAAGGAAAGTTTTAGATTATATTATCAGAATGATAATTGCGAACAAGTACAAAATAATAGAAAACATTAACAATGGAAATTTTGGATCCATTTTCAAAGGGGAAAACATAAGAACAAACGAACTAGTCGCCATTAAGTTAGAGGAAATTTCCTCTGAAACAAAAATGCTGAAGAGAGAAGCGCAGATATATCATTATCTAAGTAAAACCCCTGGGATTCCAGAGGTTAAATGGTACGGTGCGACGGATGAATATAATTATATGGTTATGCCACTTTACGGGGCATCTCTTTCTTCAAGATCTTTTTCTCTCGGGAGTGCTTATTCTATTGGCAAAAAATTGGTGACACTTATAAAAAGAATCCATGAGAAGGGGCTTATCCATAGAGACATAAAGCCTGACAATTTTGTTTTCACTAAGGACTGGAGCGACATTTATATAATAGACTTTGGTCTTTGCAAGAAATATATTGATGATAATAACAAACACATAGAAATGAAAACCGGAAAGACAATAATTGGAACGCCTAATTTTGTAAGCATTAATGTTCATAATGGATGCGAGCCTAGTAGGCGCGACGATTTGATTTCAGTTGCTTACATTATTTTGTATCTTATAAACGGGGGTCTTCCGTGGCAGACTCCGAGAGAAATGAAGGTTATTAAAATGCAAAAGATGTGTATTTGCGAATGGTCAAAAACTCCGATTGAGTTGGTTGAATATTTAAAGTATTGTGAATCTCTGAAATTTGACGAGAATCCTGATTATGACTATTTAATCAACTCTATCAAGTAAATATAAACACTATTTGTGTATTAGATATAAGAACCATAACAATTATGGATATTGAAAACCCATTGCAAAATGATAATATTCCTATAGCAAAAATGGTTTGCATAGAAGTAATGGGGGAGCCTGAGTCAGATGATATGCAAGAACCTGTTTACAAATCTTGTGTCTTTTGTTTTTCCAGAGGGTTATCGTATTTATTGTTTTGTGTGTTAGCGTGCACGTGTTTCTTTGGAATTCTTTTTTATGTCTTTGTATTTCCATTATAAAAATTGAAAATTAAATTACAAAATTTAATTTGTTAACTGAAACCCAAACCACAAAAATAAAAAAAATACAATATTAAAAATGATTTATGAGGATAATCCAATGCACGTAGAAATTGTTCCAACATTAGTTCCAGTGGCGAATGAAGTTGAAGATGAAGTTGAAAATGAAAATGATAATTCTGAAGAAGAAGTAAGAATAGACGTTGAAGGCGAACCCGTTATAGACCCAAAGAGAGAAAGCGTTGACGATGTAAAAAAAACTTATTGCGAAATATTTGGAGATGTAATGATTCTAGGGTCTTGTGTATTGTTTTTGTTATCATTTCTTGGTGGATTTATTTTGTTCATAGTTTGGTTGAATTCACCCAATTTATTTGGGACAGAACATAATTAGTGTTAATAAGGAAGATCGGCTATTGGTAGAACATTATTTCTCTTAATGCGAACTGGATGAGTTTCGTTGAGAATTTTATCAATGTTTGTCTCCATTTTTGGTTCAAATTCAAATCCATAAAAGTGCTTGAAAAACCCTTGCAATCCTTCAATAACGCTTCCTTCAGTAAATCCAAAATATAAATATTTATACATGTCATGGGCAACCTCTTTATCAAGCTTCATTTTTTCCACAAGTTTTGACGTCAACCCAAAATCAACGTCGTCTATTTTATTTGATAGAGTGGATTGACTTTCTTCCAATTCCTCCATTTGACCCGAAATAGTTTCTCGCAATTCATCAAGATGTTCTCTTACATCAGTTCTAACATCACATATACTCCGCGAAAGTCTGGACTTATTTTCCTCTGTTTCATACATCAGTTTTGAATGAACATCTTCTATTGACGCGGTTTGAATTAGTAGTTGTCTGTTTACATAGTCCAAATGTTGTTCCAAAGCAGAATTTGTATTTTTATTGATATTTCTAGTTTTTTCTTCTACACTTGCAACGTCTGATTCTATATCCAAAATGTGCGATTCTAATTCACGCATTTTTTGTTTAAACAGATCAAATTCACTGACAATTTTATGATTTTTTTGAGTTTCATTGTAGATGTCGTTCTTCAATTTTAAATAATCAAATGCGCCGATTGCGAAAATGCAAATTGCGAATAATGAAGAATATACAATAATGTCATAACTATAAGTATAAGTATAATTGGCATAACCAAAATCGTGAGATACTTGCAAGTCCATCTAGAGAACAATTTGTAAATAAAATATTTATATTATATACTTTTTTCAATTTTATTTTAAATTTTTTGTCGTTTCAAAAAAAATTGAAAAACAATTATTTGAAAAATACTTAAAGAACAAAAACCATAATGGACGGCATTGAAATCCCGGAAAGTGTTAAGCGTACCATGCAGACCTTCATTCTTCACGCGACGGTTGTTGCCAACTATTTGTGGCATATTCTTTGCGATTTTGCTCAGTATGCAAAGTTTCGCAGTGTAAAGTTTTATGAGGCTCATTTGAAGAAGTGTGACTTTGTTTATCGCGGCGTTAAGATTACGACCGATAGACCTAGTGTTCGGCCATCGTTTGAGACTGTTTGCAATGCACCCAAGTTTTTGAAGTGGTTGGATCGGTTTCCTCTTGATGAGTTTGATCTCAAGTCTATTTTGCTTACAGATGTTGATTTCGTTGGAAGGTTTCCAACGCCAAGTAGTCTTGGGCTATTGAAGTTTCATTGCGACGTTTACACAAAGTTGGGAGATCCAGTTGATGGAAGCGTTGTTTTGCGTGGAGATAGTGGGGCAGTTCTGATTGTTGTTAAGGATGAGGATGGCGTTGAATACGTTGTTCTTTCGCGGCAACCAAGGGTTCCCACTGGGGGATATAAGGAGGAACTTATTACCGGAACATATGATGCAGTTAATGGAAACATTGTTCTCAGTGATGCAATGAAGAAGCAACTACTTGACGAATTAAATCTTAAGGTGGATAATGGAATTGAGAAAAAGCGTCTTCTTGGTGGGCATACTCTTTCTGGTGGGTTTTGCGACG